TTTGACCCAAGGACACAACAGTTGCGCCTTGATCCATGATGTCTCCTGTGAATTCAAATATTGGTTCTTCGATGTTGGCTATGATCTCGTCAACACCTTCCGCTCCCGTAATGGCTTTCAGCCTGTGTTGGACCTTTTGTGCTGCCACATACCCACGACGAGCAAGAGACAATTTGTAGATAACTACGACTAGTTTTCTTACGTTATCCTCAGACGAACCAACTTCTTCTGTGAGAGATAGCAAATATTCAGAATGCTTACCTCCACCTACGAAGTCTTCGAATCCCAGAATCTTGGCTACCGCCTGTATGTTCGGCAAATCGAATGTTTTGGCGTCTTGGTTGTGAACAAGATGAGTCAAAATCGTGAAAAGTTCTTGATTGTACATCCAGTAAAAATCTTTGACACTGAGTATATCTTCGACGCCAAAGAAACAGTCTGACCCGTGGGCAATTATGCCAGCCAAGACTGCTCGTTCCATGCCTGAGTCTTGTAGAATAGCGTTCGACTTATTGCTAACCATTAAATTGACTCTTTCTGCCATTTAGACATGATGGACATTTTTGTCCCATTTGACCAGTCTGTCTATTTGACTCAAAATCTCGTAGGCATTCATTGCATTGGACCTTGTATGTTTTGGTTGGTCGTTTTTCAAAATGGGTTCGATCAGTTTTCGCCGCCTTTTCCTTATTCTTAGCGATTTCTTCTGGATCAGGAACATTCGTAATGTGCTGTACGGTTCCAATATCTCTCGGTCCGGGTGTCCTCCTATTGCCTTCAAGTACGATAGAAGAATCTTCACCCTCTTTGGAAATGGTTTTTGCTTTCTTCTTTCCGGTCTTCTTGGTTTTCTTGACCTTCTTTCTCTTTCCACGTCTTCTCGTGGAAGTTGCGGATTCAACCTCGGCTTCCTCAAGGCAAATTTCTGCGTTTACATCTAATCCCAATGCCGTCTCTGCAATGTCATGAATTTTCTGCATGGCTTCTGGGGCATTCATCTGACCAGGAACAGGCAAACACTGACCGGTCAATCTTTCAAATCCTTCGCAAACAGTTTTCCAATTGCCAGCAAGGATGCCTTCTCCGATATCATCTATTGGACTGCTCATCTGTTGTTCCCTTCGTTGTACCGGGCTCGAACAAGCCCACTTATGCTCTGACCAACCAATTCTATTCTTCTAGCCAGATAAGCTATTCGCTCTAACCTCAACTCTGCTTTTCTGACCCACGACACCAATTTCGTGCGATCTTCCCCTAACAAACGATTGGTAATCTGCTCTGACCATTTAAGAAACGTCTTACACTCGTTTGCTTTTTGCTGTAGGAACAATGCGTATTGAGCCAAGATAACAGTATCTTCAGACAAGTCCACAGATGATTGTTCCCTCAGCAACTCTCTTGTAAAACCAAGAATGGTTTCTATCTCTGAGTTTTTCGGTTGATATTTCGGCAAGCCCAGTGATTTTACCCACCGGTCTAGTTCTGCGGAGTATGTCTCGGATTCTTCTTTGAGGTTACTCATCATAAATTTCTAACAAACGAAATCCATTTAGTTCGCACCAATCACGTTTTTTCTGATCCACATCTTGCTGGTTGTGAAACTCTTTTCTGGTTTTGTGAAAATGCTTAACGTGCTTTTTGTGTTGTCTGCCATGGCATTCCACAACTAGATCGAGAGACGGTATGAAAAAGTCTAATATAAATCCATCACCCGGCACGATAACTTCTTCGAAAATAACGTCATGAGGATATTTCAGAACCAATTGCTGGCCAACTTCGTACTGAAATTGCGATTTCGATTTGCCTCTTGTCCTGATACGCTTGTTGTTAAGACGCAGCGTTATTTGTTTTCCTCTGAGAGAAAGAACTTCCATGTTACACCGCTATGTCTTCGCCATTGAATCTTGTGATTACACCAACCTCTCCGTCATACAAACAACACTCAACTCCAGCCTCGTTCATCATCTCCCATGCATTAACGATAGACTCTACCCAAGTGGTATGGCTACCAGCCAAGGCCATCAATTGAGCATGTCCCACTACCTTGATAATACCAGCCTGAATGATCGCCTTGGCACACTCAGAACATGCATAGAATGGGCAATACAGGGTTGTCTCCCTAGTCGCATTGCCGTTCCTGGCCGCATTGAAGATAGCACCGTTCTCGGCATGAACAACCATTCTGTATTTGGTGGTCTTGTCTGTCAGGCGACTCTGGGTCTCTGCGACTCCGTCAGGAAACTTATTCACACCATAAGACAAGATTCCATGGTGGCAACTGACAAGAACCGAACCGTTTTTTGTGCTCGGATCAGGGCTTACAGAGTTCGCGTGTTCGTATGCCTTCTGTAGCATCTGTCGATGCAAATAATCATTTGTCACGGTAAACGGGTGCTTTAGCCACGCTAGTTCGTCTCTAACACTAATCATCTTTTTTTTCCTCCGGAAGCACAATGCCTCTAACTTCCCTTTCGAGTTTTTCCAATTTGTCGGGGTTTTCTTTTAGAAAATTCGACAATCTAGCCAGACCCTGAAACTTAGGCGGGTTTTTCTTTTTCTCTGCGAACATTGGTATAGAATACCATGCACCGGCTTTCTCAATGAGTCCCAAGTTCTCCGCAGTATTTACGATGTCCCTAATTCTGTCGATACCTATGCCGTATCTCAGAGGTAATACGCAAGGCAATAGTGGTCGTCCCATTGCGGAGGATTGAACAGTTATGTGCATATCATGTCCATCGGGAGCGTTGGTTTCTGTATTGCGATCCCATTGCTGGGTCCACGCAACCTTTAGCCAAACAGAACATGCATATTGGATGGCTATGCCGCCTTTTTCTGTCCACTTCGGACCACGAGGCTCGCGGTTCGTCATCATTTGAGATATGAAAATCAGAATAACGTCCTGGGCATCAACTATTTGTTGTGCGCGTCTGAAAAATGCAGACAACAATTTCGCAGGGCCAGCCATGTCTTTGTTGCTACCAATGTCTTCTTCTTGTTCTGTCATAGTAGAAAGTGCAGCGATGCTATCTACCACTACGACGGCCCTGTTCTGCGTCTTGGCAATTCTCTCGATGATATTCAGATAGTCTTCTGCTGTTAAAGCCTTCTCTACTTTATGAGGGACAACCTGTAGCTTAGAAGGATCAAGTCCTTGGATAGTTTCCAGAAGCGCAGGAGTACATCTTTTCTCGATATTGACGTAGAACGTCGGTCTATTTTCTATCTGGGCATTCCTGAGTATTTCCAAACATAATGTTGTCTTGCCACTCTTTGGCTTTCCAGTAATCAGACAAATCGTTCCGTCAGGTATTCCACCGCTTAATGCTATGTCCAAAGAAAGAGGTGTGTGTAGCAACTCTCTAGATTGCGGAGGCAAAGCCTTGTCTGCCGTAGCAATAATGCCTTCGCCATGTATTCTGGTTAAAAAAGCATCCAAACTTTCGTTTTCAATCTTAGGTTTTCTTTTAACCATTTTCAGCATCTCTTATCTTTGCAAGGACATTCTTTCTTCCCGTATCTACAAAAGTAGCATTTTTCTTGGAGTCGATTTTGGTTGGCTGCTTTTTCTTGGACAGAGATTCTCTTTGGCTCAGCAGTTCTTGATAACACTTATGAGTCAACCTAACCACCCTCGCAACTGTTTTCTTAGAAACTAGCGCCTTGATGTAGTTGGTTTTGATCACCTTTATGAGTGCTACCTGAACGAGTGTGTCCCCCAAATCCAATTCTCTCCCAAGATTGGACATGCCTCGTATTTCTCTTCCGTATTTTGGCCCCCAGTATTTCCTGTCCGACCAAAATCGCGGCCCTATTTTCTGGTTTACATTCAAGCAAACCATCTCTATGATGTAATCTCTAAATGCGATATAGAGTCCCGGCGTTGTCGGCGAGGCGTATGGATGTTTTTCACTTTGAGGCTGGTGTTTGATACCCACTATGGATTCCGTATCAAAAAGAAACCTGCATTTTCAACAGTTCGTTCTTCTGCTATCGCATGATCAAACTTGGGCTGTCGGTGCCAAATCACTTCGATTTTATTGCCATCGTAAAATCCAACCGCAACGTAATTATTTTGACCACCACCCCATACAGCCTGCTGTTTGTTGCCAAAAAAATATCCCTTTTGATTTGGTGGCATTTTGACATCTACACCGTTTGGACCCTGTAGTCTTATTCCGGTGATAGAAATGTTCGGATTGACTTCCATCCATTTTGCCAATCTTGCCCACGCTGCTCTTTCGTCTGGGCGATTGTCCTGGATTACAGTTCTCCCGTCCGAAAGAGATGCTAAAAATCGGACAACAGGCGTTTTATTGGTTACAACAAACGCCAGTTGTTCATCGCCGACAGTGTCAATAGAATCGGTCATCAATCTACTCCCTATCTTTTTGTTCCTTGGCGTATGGAGAACGATTGAGTTCTTTGTCTGCCCTCTGAGACTCAGAACCGGTCATTGCCACAACACCCTTGCCAGCATCCAAAGCCCTTCTCTTGTCCTTCGGCTTCATACAAACAATACGGTCACTATCACTGGACTTCTCTTCTTTTTCCTTAACAACCTCAACAACCACTTTCTTACTATTTACGGTTTCAAAAGCCGTACACATAGACTCAATCTCCTTGAGGAACTCAGCCCTAGTCTTCGTACTTTTCCGACCAAGATTCACGGTTGAATTTTCCACAAACTTCAGAAGGTCTTTTTTGAATTTCTTAAAAGTCACTGCGAAATCTCCTTTGTGCCACAATAAATGGCGTTCTGCTCTTGCTCCGTAAAAATTCTGTATACGAATCGTAACATTGTTTACTACACGCTTTCAGTCTCCAGAACATCCCTCCGCGCTCACGGTCTTTTTTGAATAAATTGTTGTTAGTGTCGAGTGTGTCAAATAAATCACCCTCATTAGAAGCAAGAACAAAATACCTATCGTTACACCATTGCGCAAAGACATTGAAATTAGAGCACATCTTTACTGGCTCGTCGGGGCCATTAACAATTTCATGCGGTGTGCCGCTCTCGTCGACCTGTATTATTTTGGTTCTCATTTTTTCCGCGCCTTAAAAAATATGTCAGCCTCAACCGGAGCGCCTTCACCATCGTCAACATCGAAAATCATGTCGTCGTTAGGAGCACCCGGAGCAAATTGGCCAATGACTTGTTCTACGTCTGAATATGAACCACAAGTCCCACATTCTACCACCACTCTCGACAACACCTTAGCTTTGGTGTTTCCTTTGATCGCAATCAGTTGCAAACACAGCAATTCTTGCCCACAACCATTACACTTGAAATAGACACGACCATTGTCCACTAACCCCTTTAGCGGTCGATTTTCTCTACCGACTTGTTCTACCCGCAACTTAGGATTCTTCATTACTCCACCTTTCCCTCTCGAATGTATTTTCCTGGATTGTTCAATATCTTCTTGTCAATCTTGCCATCTCTCCAGAAAGGTTTACCACTTTTGTTCTTTCCTCGGCCTAGCTTGTCACCCAGCTTAGGTTTCCTTCGCTTGTCATTTTTGACCGTTCTTGTCCCACGACACGGATTCTCCGTACCCTTTACTACCACAGCCGCTCCTGGCCCTATCAACTTCATCAATTTGGATTTACCGCACTCTGGACAATCCTTGAGCGGTTCTGCTAACATCGAGTGAAAAGCCTCAAATTCGAACCCACATTCTTCACATTCGTAATCGTAGGTTGGCGTGATGCACCCCCTTTGTAACGATCTTTTTGACTCCGGGATAGAACAACACGTCAGGAAGCTTCCTTCTCTTAAGCATAACATTCCTTTTTTTCGTGTTTTCTGGGATCAGGATATCTATCATGATGATACCTCATTATACGTCCAACTCGGCCTTTTGTGCCATAGAAATCGTATCTATTTCAAAAGTTTTTTTAGCAAATACCCCGAGACACTTACGATGTTTGTGGGTACAGCGGCCTTTTTTCACTTCTTCGTGTATCTGCTCTTTGATGGCATGTATAGTTTCGGGTGAACGTTTCCCAACCCTCTGAACGGCAGCGGTGATAAGACTGAGCATACTTCCTCGTCTCATGAAGGCGCGTATCAGGAGAAGTCCTGCGGCGACGAATATGAAGACTATGACACCGGTCCCAACAACCACCCATCCAGCCCCACCATAATTTATGGTTTCCGCTTGTACGCTTTTTCTCCATAGGGAGAGTTCTTCGGCAACTTGGTTGGTCTGTTCGATCCTATTGTTGACCTGTTCTATTTTTTCAGCAACAACTGAACTGTTGGCCTTCTGTTCGACAAGCTTCTCCATCTTTCCCATATCGTTGCGGATACCCTGGATGTCGGTCTTGATTGCGTCAGGAGCAACACACCCTGGCACGACGCAAAAGAGTAGGGCTAAGAAGATAGCCGCTTTCGCATTTCTTTGTTTCGTTGCTTTCTGGTTTTTTGCTCGCACTTTTCCGCTCTCCTTTCGAATACTGCGTTGACCAAGGCATCTGCTCGTTTGTTTTGGTTCCGTGGTACCCATTTCAGAGTATAGAATTCGAATTTGTCCAACAGATCAAGAACATAGTCTCGATGCGCTCTTAGCTCTGTTTTGTCGGCTTTGAATGCTCCTGTCAGTTGTTTGATCACAAGCTGGCTGTCTCCGATGATATGTATGATCTTGACGCCATGTTGAAGACTGCCTTTCAATCCAGCAATGAGCGCCCTGTATTCTGCAATGTTGGATGTTCCCGTACCACACGTTCTGTTGCCAGATTTTAACACTTCATTTTCGTCTAGCATATCCACAAGAAGATAGCCATAGGCCATCTGCCCTTTTCTAATTCCTCCGTCGAAGTACAGGGTCGCTTCCATGTACTATTTGACCCCCTTAATGTGTAGATGTGCAGTTTTGTGTACATTATTTTCTTGCATATAGACAACATTCTGGAAATGTGTTCCTATATCGTATCGTAGGTAGATAGAAAATCCATATCGTCCAAGGTAGTCTGAAAGTTCATTCTCTGATGGTTCTCCTACTCGTCTCGGCTGAATACTTACTTCCAGATTGATCCATTTTACTCTCCCTGATCCTAGTAACTTGTGACCACCCTTGAGTGCTTCTAACTCAGAACCTTCTATGTCCATCCACAGAAAAATATCTTCAGGAAACTTCAACACTTCATCAAGATGATCTAGTGTTGTGCAACAAACGATTCCTTTACTGCATGTTGTTTTTTGTTTGTATGACCACTTACCTACCCATCGATCGTCAGGAGCGAGCATACTGGATTTACCCTTGCTTTTTCTGACCATAGAAAGTATTTTGAGACATGGGGTACTCCATAATCCCCATGGGTATATTTTACCTGGATATTTAGAAGCTCTTTCTCTGAATATGTTTATATGTGGTTCAAGACCTATTATTCTCATCTTCGGCCATCGAGCTTGAAATACTTCAGCCTCGTTGTGGGGTACAGGACCAACTCCAATGTTTAACAAAGTCTTTGGCTCAATTTCAGCACAACTTTCCAACATTTCGTCTGTTGTCATTTTGTTCGTAGGCATCAGAATGGAGTCTCATCGTCACCAATTTCAGTCTTGGCACCAGGGCACATTTCACGGAAGAAACATCTCGTACAGGCGTGTTCATTGTCTGTTCGTTGAAAGTAATCAGGATTGTCTTTGTTCTCAAAGGCTTCTGTCAACATTGGGTACTCACTCCTGATTATACCCGCTTGTCTTTTCATATGCTGCATTGTCACTTCTAGGTATGGAGTAGCCCGATCGCCGAGTTCTGCATAAGTTGCTAGATAAACAGGTATGATGATTATGTTCTCTGGTTTGTCGGTCCATCCTTGCTTGAGCGCATACATTGAATATGTCGTGAGTTGATCGATAACACTATCGCTAACGCGACCAGTTTTCCAATCCAAGAGATATATCTTACATTGATACCTGAAGCCACAGTCAATCTTAAGGGTAACTTCTTCCCCCGTATTGAGTTGGAATTTTTGGAAATCTTCTATTGATAACCAGTCTTCTTTTTTGAGACCCCGAAGAATTTCAAACAAAGGCATTTCATAGAATGCCTTCAGTGATCGAAGAACTTTCTGTTTGAATTCTTTCAACCTTTTTGGATCGAGTTCTTCCTGGTAGAAGTGTTCTGCTAGATTGACATTTTTGGCGGGGCTACCTTGCCATCTTTTGTTTTTGGATTGCTTCCACCCTCGCCTCAGTCGTTGCACAGCAGCTTCTTGTGCTTGTTTTAATGTCCACCATCGACCTGTATTTCTGCCATCGTGTATTACTTCTTCGATAGTGTCGTGGACAACGCTCCCTATAAACATGGGAAGATTGGTCATCTTCTTGAGCATGTATGCCCGTTGGCACTCTTGTGGGGCACTGCCAAGCCAGCCTTCCCAACTTTGGAAGTACGTCAAATAGTATTGCCACGCACATTCTCTGAAAGTCTTGACTCTTGAGTTTGACCATGCGTAGGTCAGTTCAATTTTTCCCATATCTCATCTCTCTTATTTACATTCTTGGCACGTAACTGTATGGTATTGTGTTCTGTTCTCTCCGCACGTAGCTTGTCTGTTAGATGCTTCTCTATCCGCCTCTTCATGTCTACCTTTTCCCTTACATTTCTTACAGATAGCTTTGCGAAGCCTTTTCACACAATCAACACAAAAGTCATAAAGGCCAATGCCTGGAACAGTAAGTTCCACACTTGACTCTGGGTCTATGGTATTTTTGCACAAATCACAAACACAAGTTCTCATTTTATTTCCCCTGTAGTCTTTCCCCGATACCATCACGGTTGAGGTAGTAGCCTCTGTCCCAGAACGGATAGAACTCAGGACAGAATCTTGTGATACTGCCGCCGATATCCTGCTGTAGTGTTACGATAACGAAACCGACATGAGCAGCCAGCTTTCTCTTGCGCATGAACCTAGTTTGGTCTTGCATACAACCAGCTTGGACGCAATGGACATTTCTAGGAAAGCAATACTCTGCTTTATGATAGTGTCCGATGATACAAACTGCTGGCTTTTCTCCACCCTGGAATGATTCCACAAGCTTTTGGCTAGCATATGAATATGCGTATGAACTGCCACCACCCGCATGGATAACTTTGATCACAGCACTTCCCTTTGGTGCTTTGAGTTCAATGTCTGCTTCCATGTAACCCATGTAAACAAGATCGTCACGACCCTGTGATTGGGCTTCTAGCATCAGATATCTACCTATCTCTATGCCTTCTCGTTGCTGAAACCATCCTTCGTGATCGTCACCATCTACGAAATATGTTTTCATCCCTGGCTTGTGTGGCCAATGGTCGATCGCATATTGTACCTGATCGGCTATACCGTGTGCATACAATTCGTGCGTATTGAACCTGCATTCTCCGTCAATATAGTTGCCTGGACAGAAAACAGTTGTGATACCACGTTCTTCAAATGTGTCATATGCCGCCTGTAGAACATCCAATCTTTCGGACTTGCTACACATATGCATGTCTGCAACAATTCCGAATTCCACTGGCTTTTCGTGTAAATGATTTTCCATGATGATTTTGCCACTGGACAATTCAGCAGATTTGCCAACCTGAACCGTAGAACCTCGTCGCTGAATAATGTATCCACGTTCTTCCATGTCGCCAATAACAGCAAGTACTTCCTCTTCTGTCGAATGTAGTTGCTCTGCTATTTTTTTGGGTGTAATAGCTTTCTTCATACGTCGCTGAATCTCTGATCGGAAAAGTGGATCGCTAGGGTCAATACCTACCTGTGGGATACCTGCCATCACCGTTTCTGTTTGTGTTATCAGCTTCCTGGCTTTCCAGACACTCACATTGAGAGATTCAGCAACAGCATCTCGAAGAGTTCCGATACCCCCTGCTCTGTTGTGTAGCCTAATCAGCTTGATAACGTCCTGCATTTGTTCAGTCAACCGGGGCTTTTCTTTCGCCATCTAACTACCACCTTTCGTAGTATCGCACACTCCACTTGGGCAATCATTCACTGCCGCCTCTTCCGCCATTTGTTCCAAATATTCATTAGCTTCGGACAAGGGCAGTGGAATCAAAGGTGATTCGCCCTTACTCCCATCCTGGTACACCGTGATTCCCTTCAATTCGCCTATGTACTTCCTCATATCTCTCGACAACTGTTCGAAAGTACAGCCTTTCGGCAAATTGATTGTCTTAGAAATAGAATTATCTATATGCTTTTGACAAACCGCTTGCATAGCAAGATGTGCTTCTGGTGAAATGTCATGAGCACCCTGAAAATGTTTTATAGACTTGCGTTTTGCCAAAAAGCTTTTCAACAATGGATGAACAACAACCTCCATGCTGCCAGTTTTAGAAACCTTATCATGAATATCTTTGTGTTCATTGAATCGTCTCTGATAAACAGGTTGAAACAACGGCTCTATACCAGAAGAACAACCAGCCACAATAGAAATTGTACCCGTTGGGGCAATCGTCAATAGGGCACAATTGCGAACACCATGTTCTTTGATCAGTCTATGAAGTCTTCTTGTTAAGCATCTGCGAGCAAATCCAGTCTTGGTATGCTGATCAACATCAAATGCATGGAACGACCCCTTCTTAATAGCGAGAGATATGCTTGCGTGATAAGCCTGCTTTTTCACAAAATCCATCACCTTGTCGACAACGTTTCTAGCTGCTTGGCTAGAATATTTCAGATTAAGTTCCAACAGCATGTCATGAAGTCCCATGACTCCCAAACCTATTCTACGAAACTTTTGACACGTCTCTTGGATTATGGGCATGGGATAATTGTTCTGGTCGAGTACGTTATCCAAAAACCTGACGCTCATCGCGACTGTTTCTTCGAGCAAATCCCAATCAATCTCTCCGTCTATTACGTGCGTATGGAGATTCACTGCCCCAAGACAACAACAGTCGTATGGTGGCATCCAAATTTCACCACAGGGGTTAGTACTAACCAGTTCATGCCGATAGGATATCGTATTCATGACGTTCGCAAAACCTATGTTCAACAATCCAGGGTCTCCATTCTTGAGGGCATTCTTAACGATTTTGTCCCAAATATCCTGAGCGGCTATTTTACCTCGTTCTTCACCTTGCCACTTGAAAACCACATCTTCTCCGTCGTCTAGTAGCTTCAAAAAGACATCATCTATCAGTACGGATATGTTGGCATTACTGAGTTCGTTGTTGTCTAGTTTCGCTTCTAAGAATTCCATCAAATCCGGGTGATCATATTTGAGACAAAACATGAGAGCCGATCTTCTGCCGCCGCCTTCTCTAAGTTCATTACAGACAGAGTTGATTGCTCGCATGAGACTAACCGCGCCGGTAGCCTCACCCCCCGTACCACGGATAAGAGAACCTCTTGGACGTACTTTTGAAAAGTTGATTCCGACTCCACCACCAGTACCAGAGATAATTGTAACTGCTCTGAGTGCATCTCCCCACCCCTCTCTAGAGTCTAAATCGTCTGTCCATACGAAACAATTCAACATCTGTCCCCTTCTGCGTCCTGCCCCTCTCCATATCCTTCCGCCAGGAGAAAAACGATTTGTCTGTAGGATATCTAGAAACCTAGCGCAATATTCATCTCTCTTGGTTCCCATTTCTGCGTCAGATATCGTCCTAGCAACTCGTTCGCACGCCTGTGTAAACGTTTCTTCAGCGTGAATAGCGTACCTATCACGAAAAATCTTCAGCGCAAATCCATGCGGTTCGTACTTCTGAACAACACTCACTCTTCTTCGCCCCCTTTTATCTGTATGCCACCAATGACATCATTAGGTTCAAAATCCAATGGTTCAGAACTAGGTTGTCGTTCTAAATATGACACAACAGCCCTTCTGAATGGTTCTATCAGGTAATTTACATATCGTTGGTATCCACTATAAGAAGATGAATCAGCCATGCGCAACACAAACCAATTTTCAACATTGTCTTTTCCAACACTTGCCACAAACTTTCGAATGGTCTTGTCTTGTGTCACGTCTCTGATGTCAAACATGTGGGTGGAGACGACACGGACTACACTATCTACTAAATCAGGGTTAGCTCCCCATTTTTCAAGTCTTGCTTTGGCTATTTCTGCCGACTTACCAGCGTGACCAGGGAACTTCGAACGCGACGGATCATCCGTTGGGTCTATGTAGTACTTGCCCAGGTCATGGAATAGGCCAGACAGCAAAGTAGTGGGGTTTTTTACCGTCAGTGCGTCGAGTACTCGCATCGTGTGTTCCCATACAGATCGTCTGTCTCGTTGTTGTACTGAATGGCTATTCTCTAGCTCTGAAAAATATACGGTAGCGTCGTACCAATAGTCGCTTGGCTCGTTCACCGCCATCATACCGCGAATAATTTCCGTTACTTGATTCAAGGTAGTATTTCCGCATTTTCGTGTATCAGATTCTTAACCGCCGATGTGGAGATGGCTTCGGCCAAGTGTGGTGCTACATGACCTTCCTCGATTAAACCAACACGGAATGGGATGCCTATTAGATAATAGTGATTGCCATATTCTTTGAACAAACCACCACCACTTGCGCCAGGGACAATCTGTGCCGTGTTGGCATAGATTATAACATCTACTTCTCCCATCAGTTCTGTATGGATCAGAGATATAATACCGACTGTTGGTCCAGGAAAATCATCTTTCAGATTGCATCCTATAGCGAATACTTCGTCGAAAACACCTATTTTATCCAGCATTTTTTGAGTTGCGAATTTTGCAACAGAAAGCACTTCTGAGGAACTGAAGGCCAACAACGATATGTCCACTTCTCTGTTTTCTACGATGACTGATGCTGGATATGATTCATAGCTATTCGCGGTGTGATCGAAAGTCCAGACTATGCATCCTTTGTCGACTTTTTTATTCGGCGACTTTGGGTAAATGACCCATCTACCTTTTGTGATGTGTTCGTTTGTCAACACGGAGTATCTGAAAACACCATTCATTTCGGTTGCGGTCTTGCCTATTATTGTCCCAGAGCCGTTCGTAGTTTCTGCCGAGACGAACACTGATGTGTAAAGCATCTCTCGACATTTCGTCTCACCATCAGATGCGTAGGAAGCTACTGAAACAAGACACAGCAACAAGATGCTAACCAAGAAATTTGTTTTCGGCATAGGTAACATATCTTACTCCTTGCTTACTCTGTTTTCTTCTAAGAAATTTTTTGCTGTAGATAGAGAAATTGCATTCGCTAAGTGTGGCATAATATGGTGATCCCGTGTTACTGCCGCTCGTAATATGATGCCTATAAGATAGTAATGTCCGTCATATTCCACGAAAAGCCCGCCGCCGCTTGAGCCAGAAGCGATTTGTGATGTTGTTCCATATAGCATCCATTTTACTTGTCTGGTGACTCCAGAAATAATATCAGATATGATACCAAATGTTGGCGTTGGACGCATTCCTAGTTGGCACCCTAATGCAAAAACGTTATCAAAAACTCTGATACTTTCTAGTATCTCATCCGTAGCTAATAAGGCGACTGTTATTGGGTCGTCTGTTTCAAAGGACAATATAGCCAAGTCTAAATAGGGATTTTCTGCAACAACTTTGACTACATATCTCTTTTGTTTCTGATTTTTGTGATCAAATACATCTATGCTGCATCCTGTGTCGATGGGTAATATGATTAGCTTTCCTGTCAAGAAATCAGCATCAGATGGAAACATCATTCTTGTCTGGGTTACGTGTTGGTTGGTCAATACTCTATATTCAAATAAGTTCTTTGTTCCTGTGTCGAGTTTTTCATATATAGTTCCAGAACCTAATGCTTGACGTGTTTCTACTCGGACGATAGGGTCTCGCATTTCTCGTTGTTTTATTGCTATCTGATCAACTTTTTGGATTTCGTGTAAGTTACATTGTTTTTCTGGGACACTGGAAATTGCCGGTTTATTTTCTGCGGCGAGAAAGATAACTCCAACAAACAACATCAAGACCAAACAAATAGGGGTAATTCTACTCGGCAAAGAAACCATTCATACCTCCAAACTTCAAAAAAAAACGAGAGGGCGACCCAATCCGGATCGCCCCATCGAATTTTTTTACTTCGAGAATTCTTCGACTGCTTCAAGAGCGCCGTCTATTGCCGCAAAGATGATTCCGATAATGTCTTCTTGGTCTGCTGTGATATCAAGGTTGGCAGATGTCAAATACCTTTCTATCAGATTAATTATGGAGAAACCATAGACCTGATATTTCGTTGGCAAATCTCCGACAAGCATCTTAGCCCCATTGAAGTTGGGCTTGCCTGGGACGGCCAGCAAGTCTCGCAAAGCCACTAGATACCCCTTAATGACCCCAACATCTTCAGCCGACATATTTGCTTCGTGGAGCAGAAGCCTCGTGGCAATAATTGAGAACATCGCAAGATCCTGCTTGAGTTGAGGGACGTTGTCATTCCAATTGCCACCACCCGTAGTTGCACAGCCCGTGAGAGGGAGGGCCAATGCCACCAACAACATCAATACCGTAAACCATCGCTTCATTTTGTTCGCCTTTCAAATTTGGGAACAGAAGGTGAAACTACTAAGAGTTTATACACCTCAAAACACTATTAAGACCTATCTCTGTCCATCTTTTTCTTACGACTTTGTTTCGCGTCTTTGTGCTCGGTAGATTCTTTTTGTTTACCGAATTTCCACCCCCTTTTGGGTCTCTTGGAACCCTTTCGACCAAGGTCTTTGCATTCGACCTGATACAATTCACCACATTCTACTCGTCCTGAGTTGGAATTCGTGTGAGCTTCTCTGCACTTACCCTCACATATCTTTTGATGCCCACTACAACATGCGCACAAATCGAGACCAACAAATTTGATTAACCGTTCTGCTTTCTTCTGGCTGCTTTTCTCTTGTTTTCGACTTTTTCCTGCCATTGACTACCTCGCTATACCTTGCATTTGACCCTCATTTTTTCTAGTGCTTTGTTCTTAACCCTACATAGGGTTGATGGAGCAATTCCATTCTCACTAGATATTTGTCTCACAGTCTTATGGTTAAAAAACAGTTCCACGATAATACATCGTTCTTTTGCCGTAAGACACGAAAGACATTCCTCCACCATTATCCCAGTATCCATATTATATTCGCTGGTCAACGTGTCGCTCGTGTCCTCCAGAAACGATGTTTGTACCCTCCCGAACCTTTTTTCAACATCCCTCATGTGTCTAAAGGCACCCAGCAGTCTGTAATGGAAAAATGTGATGAATGAACCAATATTCTGGTAACAAATCATACACTTCAACAATTCGACACGAGCCTGAGATAAGCATTCGTCCATCTGCGAGGGCTTTAGCCCGACCACCGAAGCCATTTTCTGAACCATTGGTTCGTATTGCTTGAGAGCTATCCTAAAATACGTATCTGTTATTCTTCGTTGCGGCACCATCATTACATGAAACTCCTTGTCACAGCACGTTCTTTTTCTGCCGTCCATATACCGTCGATGAGACCAATATTTACCGCCTGCTTAGGTTGCATCCATGTTGTTTCCGACATTATACCGGTAAGCTTCTTTTTGGTTATTCCCATCTTTCGAGCTAATACCGCTATCTTTTTGTCGTAATCTAATCGTGTATAATCAAACATCTTTTTGTGATGCTCTAGACAACTTGCTGGATCGTGTATTGTGACAGAATGCAACATCAAAGAAGAATTCGGTGTTGCATACCTATATCCCTTTGTACCGAAAGCAGCTATCATAGCTCCCATCGAATGTGCTGTCCCTCTGACGATAGTAACAACAGGTCCGGTACATGATAACATCTGATCTATGATTGCGTAACCAGCATAAAGACTTCCACCTGGGCTGTTGATGTACATGTAGATTGGTTCGTTCATTATCGCAAATACTTGAAGACAGCTACAGATATTAGCAGAGGCTATATCGTCGATTTCACCAACAACTAAAATTCGACGAGTACGACGAAGGAAATCTTCAACCACAGCGTTGAGGCCCAACGGAAGATTCTGGTCTGGACACTGACATTCTTCTTCTTGAGGATCGATCGGTTCCTTTTTACCTTGCAGCATGTTCTTCTCCAAAAGGATGACAACGTTCGTGTAGACATTTCAATTTGTCTTGACTAACGCACAAGTACGACTGAGTTGTGGATAAATCTTGATGTCCAAGAAGAAATTGGATCAATTCTATGTCGACTCCGCGATCCATAAGGTCCGTAGCACAACTTCTACGAAGTAAATGGGGTGTGGTGTGTTTAACACCAGCAGTATTAGATGCTGCCCTTAACATATCCCCAACACTTCTTCGAGTAATTCTCGATCCATCAAGCTTGACGAAAACAGCATCAGTGTCCGAAACGCGATCAATATTGATGTAATCGCATATCGCCTTCATACATTTTTCGGTCGTTGGAACAATTCTTTCCACACGACCTTTGCCCATGACAAGTATGTCTCTTCGACTTGTGTTTATATCTTTCAAATCAAGGTTGCACAATTCAGACACTCGCAGTCCACTCCGATACAAGATCAATATAATAGCGATGTCGCGGCGAATGTTAACGGCTCTAGATGCTGGTAAACGCTTTTCCACAGCGGAAACAATAGCATCCACATCATCAGACTCAATCGCATCAGGTGTTCTCCTGTCTATACGAATAGGATCGATCATCTTATGGATATTCTTATCAAGACGACCGATACCAACCATAAAATGACACAAACAACGGACAGACATACACTTCCGACGCACGGTGGTAGCCTTCATTCCTTGTGACTGAAGACTTCGGATAAATGTATCGATCAATCGAGATGTCAACTGTTCGTCCCCGATAAAATCAAGAAATTCTTGTACATCTCTTTTGTACGCAGAAAGCGTCTCCGTGGACAGACCAAGCTCTGTGTTGACATATCTTTCGAAGTCGAGTATTATGTTCAAGATGTTGATCCTTCCTCTACATTATACGTCAGAAACAGGTCTTTGTCCCACGAATTATCTTTTTTTATTACACGCGACGATATTCGGAATTAACACCTTCCGTTTCGTCTTCCAGCCTTAAAACCTCCATCCTGTGAATCAAAAGTGGCGCTTTATCTTGCATGATACGGAATACTTTGACTGCCAATTTCCTTATCTCAACATCAGCGAATTTGCTCGCTCGCAACTCGATCAGATGACGAATAGCCCTTGCATTCAATGTGACGTATATCTTGGTTTCGGTAGCATTCGGAAGCACCGATCTGGCAGCTTGGCGAGCCATCTTACGACGCTCCAATCCACTTTCTACATCCGAATACATTTCAGACAATTTGCCGGTCAGTTTTTCGTAAAGCTGACGAGACTGTTCACAATGGCTGACCCACTCGCGGTAGCTATCTGGATCATTCTTAGCCAACTCTTGAATGGCAGGAGGTACAATAAAACACACGTTAGACGAATCGACGTACCGCTGAGACAACTGAGAGTAAGAGGCGATACGGTGACGTACCAACTCATGAGTCAGGCTTCGAGAAACATTCCACATGATAAAACTCATGTTACAATGCTCGATACACGCGCCATGCCCAACTTCAACGAGGTGCTTGATATGGTCTTCGTGACACCTACTCTTTATCGTCTCGCCCTCTTTGGCCCACGACATGTAACACAATCTAGCAGCCATCTCGACAAGCCATTCTCCATCGTCGTCCCCGAGTGATGTCATAGACGACAGTTTGTCTTCAAGTTCTGGCCAGACAAGACCGTGGTCCTCCAGGAACTTCATGACCCCACCAATTTCTATCACCGGCTTACCGACGAGTACGACTTCTGGTTCTGTTACAAATCCGTTCATTTCTGCTCCTTTTTTACAACTTTCCAACACTGTTTATCCTTTCCCAAAACCAATTTCAATTGGTTGGTTTTCACAAAAGCATTCACGACTTCTCTTACTTCCTGCCACTGGTAGTCGTGACCGCCCAAAGTTCCTCCGACCTTAATCTTTGGCCACCACGCATCTACATCCCGTCTTACGTCTTCTTTTGCATGAGAGGCATCTATGAAACAAAAATCTACCTCACCATCAACAAACAATTGCGATGACGCAGCGCTATCCAACTTGTGAATTTCTAGATAATCTAGAATATTCATCGCCCTCATGTTATTTTCAAACACCTCTCGCATATTTCTCTTGCGTTGATTCCTTGTCGCTGGGTCTTTCGGGTCCGTTCCCCAAAAATTATCAATGACACAATAGTTATTAACATTTTTCTTACAAACTGGAGCCATAGCCGCAGTAGACTTACCAGCATAACACCCTAGTTCCACAACGATTCCTTCGTGGATTCCTTCACATACAGCTACCACGAAATCTACATCATACTGAGAGAACCAACCTTCGATTTCTTGCCATCTCATTTTACTTACCATCCTCTATCTCGTAGGACAATTTTACACCTTTGAATTCAGAAGGCAATATAACAGCTAACTGATCAATAACCCTCTGCCTAAGATCAACAGCTATGTCAAGAACGGTTTTCAATTCTTCTGCCTCAACAGTCATCGAGGTTCTGTGTGGGAACACCAATTTCAACAATCCTGATCCTATCCTTAGAAGAGAACGTTGATTACGCTGTGACATATCTCCGAATGTAACGTTGTGTAAAATTACATTTGTGTAATTCTTGTCTCTCATCCGATGCATAATTTCGCTTATGTAGTCAGCCATGAATCCATGCCCTTTGGCTAATTTCGATTCACGAATTTGAGGAATCCTCCACCCCGGAATAAAACCATGGATACGGTCCAAGAATGCGCGATCTCTACTGACCGCTTCCGGCAATGGCTGAAACAGATTTCTATACCGAGCCGATACCGTTCCCTTGCCCCTATCACAATCAATATTACCTGCAAACATTATTGAGCAACCAGACGCGAACTCAGCGGTACCTCTTCCAAATCGACCAGAGTTCATAAAGTCTTTCAACATATCGATCAAATCGCCGTGGCCAGACCACTTGTTTCCTACCCTACTATTTGCGAACTCATCGAACATAACGCAATCTCGATATCCGACCAAACCCAGTTGTCTTCGTAATTTGTCATAGAACAGAGATGCGACAGTAGTTTGTCCACCGGATATTACAAATCCATGAGAACTAAGAGACTGGTATGCAAAAGTCTTCCCTGTTTCGGGAGGCCCTAGCTCTACCAAATTGACATTAGATTCGACGAACGGGACCAATCGTACAACGTACAACATTTTTTCTTCTAGTGAAAGCTGACCTGGATCGAATCCGATACTGGTAATCATTAGGTCCAACCATTCATCGTGACTAAACTGTACTCGACGATCTATCCATGAATCTAGGTCTATCGTTGTGATCTGGATAGGCTTAAACTCCGTTATGACAAACGGGTACAATTTATTCCTCATAATGAAAGAATCGTCGTAAGCGATTTTGAATACACCCCAAGCACCCGTCGTTAACAGAACCTCTCCGTATTCTTCTATTAAAATCGGGTCAATTCTGATAAACTGATTGCCCAGTGACGTAACATCTACCCAATATTCATCTCGCCCCTCATCAAGACGACAACGAATGCGACCAATCAAGGTATACTCGCCATCTTCCCTGATCCGACTTTTGATCCACTCCTTCTTGTCTGAGTCCATAAAGTGATCATCCAGAAGTTTGCCGATCCTCTCTAAGCCAACGCTCGGATTGGATACATCTACCATCTCGGCAACCAGATAATCGATAACAAACGTCGGAAGCTTACGGAACTGTTCGTTGAGATAGGCAATACTTTTATCTATCACAACCCCATGTTCGCTGAAGACACTCAAAATCTTCTGTTTTGTATCAACTTCGGCCATCTGTGGCTCCCTTCGTTATATGGATGATGATTCCATTACATTTGTTACACCACACCCATGAGGTGTGAAAAGTCCAGAATTTCCAATGAAAAAACCGACAAATCCATTTTGGCATATTAAACTCCCACTTCATCCATTACTCATTCCATAATACTGTTTACTGTTGGCTCGCTTTTACCAACTCTTTTTTATTTGAAGAGCGATAACGCATCTGACCTTTCCACAACAGCCTCTACAACACCCGTATTTGACGTTCTCGCCGCGTCTCCTGAACTTTGAAGACATTCTAGATGGATGACACCATCTACTCTGTTTGCGCCAATTTGGTGGATTATATCATCCGCACATGGGCCATTATACACCGCTTCGGTAATCAGAAGTACAGAATCGTTTTGACGAATTTCAAGACCACAAACTAGGCATTCCATTCCATTTTCTCCGAACGAACCGACCCAGATTTCAATTAAACACAGTTGTTCTCAACCTAAACTTTTTCTTCTTTTGTTGAATATGTTAAAGAGTTTCTACGAAGCTGTAACCTTCGAGAAACAAAACCTTCAACAAATCAATGGTAATAATTGCCAGACAGAAAATAGTACGTTAGGTGGAAAACTCAAAAGTATTCATGTCGTGAAGTTGTCGATGATTGTCGCGGTTCGGAATTCTATTACGCTGTATGAACCGGCTAGTTAGCAAACTACTATATTACTACAAATATAGACAGTGCAAAAAAGACAAAAGCGCTCGCGCAAAATGAAAAAAAATGAAAATAATCAAAATCAGCAAGTCCCTCTGTATTTTATCAACCGTCGAACGTTTTTAATAATCGTCTTAGTGTACACTTGTTTAAGCTAGTCTCTTCTTTTGTCATGTTGTCGATGATCAATTTTCCGTCCAGATGATCTATTTCGTGTTGCCAAATCCGAGTCGTGTGTGTGTCTCCGATAAATTGTATCGGCAGGTTGTTGATACCTATCCCCGTCAAGATAGAAGACGTACCTCTAGTCATCGTGACCGAGACACCAGGAAGAGAAAGACATCCTTCTATTGATGGTTGTTGTCCGCTGACACTTTTCAATACTGGATTCCATATGATTTGGCAGAATCCATGCTCTTTCCAGGCGAACATTCTGACGTTCATTCCAACCTGTGGTGCTGCTAATCCTACTCCATTGTGTCTTTCGAGAATTCGGAACATCTCTGCTCGCATTATCCTTCGTTTCTTAATGCTCTCTTTGATTGAAGAATCGTACTCCTGACATCTCATAAGAAGTCTTGGGTCCGGATAATACACTAATTGCATTTTACCCGCCCCTTCGTTAGAGACCAGTCTAGAATCCCCAATGACTCATCGGGATACGTTGATGATCTATAGATATCCAACCATTTTGAGAACTGATCATCTGACCCTTTTGTGTCTGGCAACTCAAATTCTGTCGCTGGTTCAAACATAGATGTTCTGAAAATATCAGGTATCGGTCCATGACACACATCTATTGGAATGGTTCCCATACGATTGGCCCAGAATCTAACGACTATCGGCATTTGTGTTCTCATTCTTGGTCTCCTTCTACTTTCCATTCTGTAATCAACAAATTATCTTTCCACGCTTCAAGAGGATCATATTCTGGATTTGGTTTCTGTTGGCCACAACCACCACACTTGATGGTCTCTACGACTACTCCTGGTCTGATATATTCTTCTGCTGCTTGTTTTGTGAAGAACACACCTCGCACCCTACCTCCTGTTCTTGTGTTGTGAGTCACTACGAACACTTTCATCTTCATCTTTTTCTTTCCTTTTAAGAAGTGGACCACTGATTCGTTTCGCCGCGCTGCCGATCAGCCTCTTACTTATCGGACCATGGACCTTGATTGTTTCTCGTAATCCATGGATAATGATGCTGTTGATTATTTGCCTTTCTGTTTTCTTTTTCTTCACCCTACTACTCCATTTCAAAACACATACAGACCAAACTGGCCTGACTTTCAAGACTACAGTGCAGTACAGATAAGAAGAATAACAACCCCTATGCCAGCTATACCAAGTAGGCCGACAAAAATACCTGCAACGATGGGACCGTAACCTCTCCATGTGGGGTCTTCTGGCCACTTGTCTTCATCAGTATAACTACCACCGCATCCAGCCATGTTTTTCTCCTTATGGATTGAATGTCTTACCGATAGTTGGGTGTGTCATAATATCATCCTCAATCATGATCCTTAATCTGGCTTCATAATTATCTAGAGCCCTTTTACTGATACGAGTCAGTTTGTCTTCCATCCCCGGCCTCATGGCTGCAAGTTTGGCTCTTATAAACACTTTGATCTGACTTCTATTAAGAAGATTGGACATTATATTCCTCCGCGTTGAGTGTTTCTTTCTCTGGTCACGCGACGTTGTCGATATTCTGGCTTGTCTGTGTGAGACACATCTGTTCCCAAAACTTCTTCTATCTCAGATAGAAATTTGGCACATTCTGGTCCCACAAACCCCTTACCTTCTATGGAACAATTACCATCGGGGTCGATATTAATAATGACTTCTTTTTGTCCTCTCATCGTTTTTTCTCCGCTTCACAAAGTAGTTCTTCGAAGTACTCGGCTTTCTCTGAAGATGTTACACGACCCTTGAGTTTCTTTTTCCTCTTGTTTTCTAGGGCCAATTTATCACTCATTAGGCACAACCAGTCAATTGCTGTTTTGAATCGCCCAAGTTCTGATTGTATTTGATCTAGGGCGTAGACATTCTTTAATCTGCCTCCTGATAAATCGATGTCTGTGATTTCTGTATCGATACTTGTGTCAGACAACCATTGTGCTGTTATTTGTACACCTCGGTTACCCCAAATTCGAAATCGGTAGATTCTCTGTTTGAGTAGCCGACGTAGTTCTAAGACAGCAAGTGCCCTAGTCATATCTGATGATCTACCTACTGGAGCAAAACACCTATGGACTCACAGTTGTGGTCTTCTTTTTTCTCACAAAGACGACATCTGTTCTCCAGTTTCGGGTTCTGGTGGAAATCACAATCGATCGTGGTTATCTTACCACTACAGACTGTAGTGATCGCTTGATGATTACCAGAGATATGCCATACGCGATGCCATTTACCTCTTGTTTTCAGAGACTGACGGTACCAACCCCTAAACATCTTCACCATAAACCTCCTTCTCTACCTGATAACCTCGACACTCTTGACTGTCACATCCTGAACGTCTACCTCGTCGCAATCGTCTGGCCAAAATTCCATACCTTCAAGTTCCTCTACTCCGTCGACATTGTCTGTCTCGGTCGTGGTTACTTCAAGTGTGATTTTATAGTGTCCTTTTTTCATAGTGCGTACCTCCTGGCGAAAATGCCTCTATTTCCCACTCAATTGCCTTTTCCCTGTTGGGATTCGTGTGAAGGACTTTACCGTTCAAAGACAATACTTCCCACGTTTGCTCTGTCTCGTTGAATTCTACGTTCGACGCCTTGTGGATATCCGTCACTAGACCGATCGCGAACAGATTGACATCGTCTGTGTATAGACAATGGACATCTCCGTTCTGATCGATATCAAGTGTTATCGTTTTCATGTTAGTTCCTGGAACATCGACTTGCATCTTCTTTTATTTCCTTTCTTACTCTCGCGACAGCTTCTGCGATTGAACCTGCTGTTGGTTTTTTCTTTTGCTTGTCTTTTTCTATGAGATAGAGGACTCTGGCTTTGAAGCACCAATAGATTATTGATGCGACCCAAGAACAACCCCAGACACAGAATACGCCCAGTGCTATCTTCCAAGACAAGATAAGACACCCTAGACTGATCACAAAGCCGCCACCGAAAAGCCAGAATGCCAACATATACTGTCCAATCTTCTTCATCTCTACGATCCCCTTGGTAAGGTTTCCTCTATCGACAAAGGACTAACGAGTACGTAGTCCACATTCTCACGTAAGTCTACAAAATTCATCGCACCACCCATGGCGAGACCAGACTTGATTCCCATAACGTAGTCCTCAATGACCTTTTCTGTCCTGCCTTTGTCCTCCATCTCTATCTCGATACCTTCTGGTGCTATATCCGGCCTACCAGAAGCCGCACGGCTACTCATGCCTCGATAGAGACGTTTATCCCCAATCCTTGGGGTTGCTCGTGTACCAGCCAACATGTATCCGATCATACACGCATCAGCGCCAGCCCATATTGATTTTACCATGTCTCCACTGGTTCGCAATCCTCCGTCTGCAATAATTGAAACTCCATATTGGCCACTTACTACTTTGCATGTTTCTTGTATTGCAGAAAATTGTGGGACGCCGAATCCTGTGACTATTCGTGTGGTGCAAGCAGCGCCTGGGCCGATACCAACCTTGATCGCATCGACTCCGTGTTGGGCGAATTTGATTGCTGCTTCGGGAGTGCAGACATTACCAGCCATGAGTGTGAACGGATATTTCTCTCTCACCCTAGATAGAGAATCGATAGTTTCGTACATTTTTACGTGGTCGCCGTGTGCCACGTCGATACAGATGACGTTGCAGCCAATATCTGCCAGCATCTTTACTTTGTAAGGTATTTCTCCTTTCAACCCTATTGCGCATCCAACGTTTTTGGCACCCTGGTCACGAGCCCATTTGATTTCTTTCATTTGGGTGTCTAGTTCTGTACGGTCGTCCAGGTTGATATGTCGGGTCAGGATACCTAGACCGCCCATCTTATCCATGACTACCAACATGTATTTTCCTGTAATAGAATCCATAGCCGCAGAGATGAGTGGTATTTTTAGCTCCACTGATCCTATCTTGGTTGCAGTACTTGGTGAAGTTCTAGACCCAAGGGTTGAGTAGTGCGGGACAAGCAAGATATCATTGAAACACAGTTTGCGCTCTTTCACTGACTTCTCCTAGAGTTGTACCCGTCTAACAGACGAATGCCTTCTTTTTTCATTGGAATTTTTATTGATTGGCTTTGGCTTGGTTATGTAAACCCGACTTATGTTATCTACGGTATTTGAGAGTGTTTGGTTTTTACACATTTCGAAAAATTGTTCTGGACTTATCAGGTCTATGTCCATTTCTCGGGCCTTTTCTGCTTTTTGAGACTTGCTGTTCGCATCAGCTATCACCAAGATTGTTGTGGATTTTGTTATGGATGCTGTTATTGAGGCTCCAGCCTGTACTGCTATGGCCGTCATTTGGTCACGAGGTTTTGGAGACTTGCCAGTGAAACAGAATACTGCGCTTTTCAAATCTCCAGTATCTTCGTTTAGGAATTGAAGTGCCATATCAACGATACCCCGTTACTCTGATGGTTTGGTGTCCATTTGCTTCTCGAACTCTAGCGACAGTACGACCATAAGCCGCCATTTCTTTTTCGACAGCATAAAACGCACAGCTTCCCTTGAGGTGACCTATCCATTGAGCGCCATATTTGTCAGAATCGAATTCTGAAATCAGAGCCTCATAAGTTCCGTCATCTTTCTTCACGAATCCAATATCATTAGCGCTATTGCCTACATATACTCGACGGATGATGATGTGGGCTACTTCTGCTCGTTGATCTCCGTGGTAACCGAATAAGTGCTGTGGGTCGCTGTGGACTTCTATCTGGGCTTCTGTCCAGTTCCCCGTCTCCATCAGAGCCTTGAATAGTGAGCTACCATCTTTGAACTGCGTCTTTACTGTGCAATAGCGTGAGATAACTTTCTCCTTCATTTTTGTATGGGTGTTGTCAATGATTTTCGCACTGACCATCCCAGAGTGACCAATCTGTGCCATAGGGCTTTCTGACCTATGTTTGTTTCCCACCACCTCTTACTGTTTTTCTTTTTCCGCAGTCGCACAGACATAACCAACGAGCATTATCTACATACTCTATCACCGTAAGTCTGGTGAATTTTTGTCCAGTTATGTCTACGCGACACTTGGCCACTAAGATTCCTCCTTTATTACAAACTGGAACCTCATTCCATTACCAGTGTCGAATTCGTCAGGTAAACCATTTTCCAATTGTTCCTGGAGATTTTGAATCAACTTACCTGCCTCTTTCTTGCTCATGAAGACTTTTGTCAACGGTGTGAAGATGGTTTTTATGCCGTTCTGGAATATTTCTACTTTCATCGACTACACGCTTTTAACCATCTTGCACGAGCGAATGCATTCATAGGACGAAAAGTCTGATAGACATTTTCGTCGTCAAATTCATCGGTATCGATATCAGGATCGCCCATACATCCACCACTCGTAGCGAGGCAATCACAGTCGGTGCATATTTCCTGACATTGGGTACAGTAGCCATCTTCGTCCCAGCATCCACATGTGGTCGAGTCCATACCGCATCGAAGACAGTCGTCGTCGTCGAGATCATCATCTTCGTTGCAGATACAGCAACTGTTTTTCTCGCAACATGTCAAACAATTATCATAGATATCTTCGTCGTCGTCGTCGTCGTCGCAAACACAGTCAAAGCCATGACAATTCTCGCACATGTTTTCACATGTACAGTTTCCGTACAGATTGCAACACCCGTCACAATATGTATTTTCTGTGTCTTCACCTATGATTCTGACTGCCGCCAATTCTACAATAAAACGAGGAACGTCTAGTTGCGGGAATTCTGATGGATGTCTTTTAAGAGCAGCCTGAGCACCACCTTCTATTCTGTTATCTAGGCATGTGAATAGTTTGTCGTCTAGTTCTATTTCGTTATGGTTAGTCCTGTATCCTAGACAATACGCCCTGCCACTGTGATAGCAACCTCCAAGTTTGACCTTAGACGTATCTACTTCGATACTCAGACATAATGCGGCCATGTTTTCTTTTGTTGCTGGTACTACATCGTCAATGGTTAGTTTACAGAATTCGCCACCGAGGAAGAATAGTTCTTTTCCAGGTTTTGGAGCGGCGCTTACAACTCGACCTTTTGGAAGGATATAGTCGTACATGAATGTACCATTTGATTGATGTTCCCAATACACGAATTTTGTTGTTGACTTATCGCGGCCAGTGACAAAACAAACATGTTCTTCCCACTTTTTGCTCTTGTCGTCTGAATCAAATCTAGCGATAGCTAGTTCACAATTCTTTGCATTCATTTCATTTTTCTCCTAGAGAATTACTCTACGTTTCAGTTCGCCAATAAATTTCGATCCGCTTTCACCTTCTGCCGCAGCTTTGCTCCTGATTGCCTCTAAGGCATCGGATACACTATTCTTAACCGTAGCAGACTCAAAGTCTTGTGGACGGATACCTTCGTCAAGGAATGTGTTTCTGAAGTCAGACAGCATCTTTTCGATATCTTCGTCCTCGAATATGTTCATGGAACGGAATCTGTCGACATACTTTCGGAAACATGAGATAGATTTTGGAGTCAACTGCTTGCTTTCTTCTTCGTCTCCGAATGGTTGTCCGTTGATTCTGGCAGTCATTAACTCACAGAATCGAACGGTTTCGTCTCTCATGGACGTTACGTAGTCTCCGACAAATTCTCCAACGGCGTCTCTCATCTGAATACGTAGTTCTGTTTCTCTTTCTGTCTGCACCTTTTGCTTGGCAACCACCTCTTCGACGCTGGTTTCTTCTATAGACCCAAGACCTGCTATCTGGAATGTGTACCAATCAAACTTGAAATGTTCTCTCAGGGCTTTCGGATTGCGGGGATAGTGACCTTTCAAACACTTATCCCAAAAATCTGGGTGTGCCGATTTGACAGCTTGTGTCAGGTCGTCGAACCGCAAGATGAAGCTGTCGACCCTCTTGAAGAATTCTTCTTTTAGTTCTTCTATTTCCTGCTCTACGCTCAGCAACATGGTGGATGGAACAAAGTGTGCGTTTGCTATCCCGAACGGCACACTCCATCGTTCGAGCGCCTTACGAGCACGTTGTTCAATCTGGGTCAGAGCCTGAAGTTCCGTCTTTGGAACCATCAATTTCCTTCCTAGATTGACAATTTCTTTGGGGAGTGCATCCGGATCATATCCGACACGGACAAGATCGGCGCGGGTCAACATTTTCCTTCCGCTCCACATTTTTATACTCAGGTTGACTAGACAACCAACGTCGAAAAGATTGATAGTGTCTTTATCAACCTTTGGTTGGTCTTTGGTCACTGTAGCCATCTTTTTCTCCTTTTCAGCTTAGCTTAATACGACCTTCCGTTTGTTTGCTTGCGAATTCTCTTCCGAACACGGATTGGCGGGTTTGGCATGTAGCTTGCACCATTCCCTGATAATCTCGATACGTTGTGCCTCTGTTTTGGATAGAGGAACAATCTCTGAAGTAGCTTGAGCTATGTGTTTTCCTGCTAACTCAACATTGTTCGCGAATGACATTTTGAGTGCGAGTTTGATGATTTGTTCGATATCTGCTCCCGTATATCCATCGGTAAGTTTGGCGACTTTGGTGATGTCGTAATTTTCGGGTTTTCTGTCCCTCCGAGATAGATGGATACGAAAGATTTCTTCTCGTTCATCAATTCTCGGAACATCTAACCCAAATATCTCATCGAATCTACCTTTGCGACAGAATTCGGGTGGCAAGGATTGTACTTGATTGGCGGTGGCGACAACGTAGACAGGAGAATTCCTATCGCTTAGCCATTTGAGGAACGTTCCGAATAACCGTTTAGACGATCCACCGTCATGATCTCCAGAGCCGCCGAAACCTTTTTCAACCTCGTCGAGTTGCAAGACGCAAGGAGCTATGCCTTCCATCATCTTAATGGCTTCTCTCATGTTCTTTTCTGACTCACCAACGAATTTGTTCATAAGATTGCCAACGTCCATGGCAATAAGGGGAAGTCCTAGTTCGGATGCAATCGCTACAGACAGTAGTGTTTTTCCGCACCCAGGTATTCCGACCAATAAAATTCCTCGTGGGAATTCTATTCCGTAATCTCTTGCTTTTTGTGTGAAGCACGGTTTGTCTAGAGAGATGTGTTGTTTTAGCGCGTCGTATCCTCCGACATTATCCATACCACCTTCTGGGGGTTCTATATATGTCAATAATTCTGATGCACGAATAATCCCAGCTTTTTCGTCGACTATCGTTTGAACCGCATCTAAGTTCAAGTCTTTATGTTTACGGAGAGCTAGTGCCACGCGGTCGGTTGTTTGTTGTGATGTCATACCCCTACAGGCATCTACCACTTGTGGAACGATATCTTCGTCGAGTTCGAAGTCTGAACCATCGGATTTCTCAACACCATCACACACAAACTCAATGCGTTCTTTGATTTGATCGCCATCCGGTAAATCAAACTCAATTCGTGTTATATCGTGCAGTAGTGGCTTCGGTGTGTCAAAGTCTGGTCCGACGAAGACGATTGTTTGGTTAACTGACGATACGATTTTCCGTAGTTGATCCAACCAGCTTATCACAACATCATAAGTTGGATAAGTTTCGTGTTTCAGGTATCCGCCAAAGTCGTTAAGGATAAGGATTATGTCGTTGGGGAATTTCATGATTGCTTCAAGGTGTTTTTCGACCGATGCTTCAGGCTTCAAGTCGCAAACAGATACTTGATTTTTATCAACCCATCCCTGCGCAATTGTCCAGATGTAAATTTGTCGGTCTATGTTTTGCGCAACTTCTTCGATGGAAGCTATAGCCCTGTCTTTTTCGAATGTATCTACTCGTAGCAGTGCATGGCCAGAGCAGATGTAATTGCTAATTGCCTCATTGAAATTTTGCATCTTAACTCCTTTTTTTGTTGAGGGATTCCATTTTTTCGACGGTAGTAGCCAAGTTGTCCACAATGTGTCGAGGGACCATGACGAAAGCTGTAGGAATAGAAGGATTGTAATCTTCGACACCAAGCAAAGAATGAGCTATGGCAAGAAGCTTTTCTCGTTCTCTCCATATACAACTTGGGCATCTCCAACCTTCTCCATACATATAAAGTCCACATACAACTGTACAAGTATCGCACTTGATGTTTTTGACTTCATCAGGATGCATCTTCATTCCTTTCCTTTGGTTTCCTGTCGGCGATAACCAAATGACCTATAAAATAAAGGCGTGAGTGTTACTCAGAGTCTTCTTCTAGAAGGTTGCGAACCTGGAACAGTTCGCTACGTGTAGCCTGCACGTTGAATCTTAAATCTGCAATCAAAAGCGATACATGCTGCAACAACACAGAAACATCGCTGTCGTGTTTTGACGACTTCTTTCTATTGAGAATACCATTAGCCTCAACATCTTCTCTGTCGAGTATCTTTCGTAGAACGGCGATTATCTCTTTCTTCTCCATACCCTATTATACGTCTCGCTAGGTAGTTTGTGCCAAAGAAAATCATTTTTCTTCGCTGGTTATAGGGCGTACCGCTCCACCTTCGCCTCTTGTCAGACCTATCTTCTTCAATAGCCTCTTTTCTGTCTTGCTATCGGACCCACAAAGCTGATTCCAGTGGATGCTGCAAATTTCATGCCCGATATATCCCAAATCAGGAAAATTTCTGCATCTCGGGAAATTGCATTGATCTGCCATTATGTCATTTCCAATTCTTTCTCTGAGATGCCATACGACACACTCACAGAGGGGGAATCAGCGTCTGTTTTGCATTTGTCTAGAATCATTTGCGTCATATTTACTTTTCTTTTCCTCATGAATACTTGAAGATTGTGTCTGACCATATAGCAATCGCCTTTGTTGCACGCTCTCCTTATGTGACTCCAACACCATTCATTGTCATGGTGTCCACGCTCTATCATAGACAAATATGCCCACTTCATGAGTCGATGATAAAACCCATAAGGAAGTCTTCCTATTCTTTTGTTCTCGTTTACTGCATCCAGAATCTCATTCCACCACAGATCATTCAAATGTTTCTTGTTGTTGTGGTTAGGAAGATGGTATTTCTTGAATGCCAATAATTCTTCAATGAGGCCGGTGACACACATATCCAAGACTAGTGCGATAAACTTTTTGCAGTACCTGTCTACTTCTCTTTTTGTTTTACAAGCGTAAGACAGAGGAATCTTCTCGCCCACGACTACGCCGTCATGTCCAACGAGCATACCGTCTTGGAAAAAAGAATCTCCAATAGACCACAGACCATTTTGTTGCTTAACGACACACGGTAGAACATGATTCATTCTACGTTTTGTTGTAGTTGTTCTTAACCCTCCGGTATTGATCCTGTAAGTACCATCTGGACGTATGATCACAATATCTGTGTTGTATAGACGGACTGCACAAGACCTACCTCTCATATGTATATGGGTTTTGTGGGCAAGCAAGTATCCGCGACTTTTGTTTCTGCATTCGTCGAATAGAGATTTTGCTTCTTTGTGAGTTAACATGATATCTCCAAAAAAAAGGGGCCGTGCCTATAGAAAGACACGACCCCGACGTGCGACCTATCGTACTATCCAGCGTCTGGTGCGTCGTTGAGAACGATTTCTGGATCGATATCGGTTTCTCCGACATCTCCACCGTACTGGATGTCCCCACATTCAGCAAGAACGTATCCCATCTTGCGGACAATGCTGGCACCCTTGCGCCGGTTACTGGTGTTTTTTAGCTGATTAGCCAAAGCACCCATGATGCCCTTTTGGACGATGATAACAGTTTCGCCCGTTGCGAGATTGACTTCGTCGACCCTGAACGCTGGATCGTTACGAACCTCTTCGACCTGTTCGACGTTTTCTGTTTGCTGCATCTTCACGACTCCTATTGTTTGAGAAACCTCGATGATCGATCATACGTAATCGATCTCGTATATTCCATTATACGTCAAACCAGACAGCTTGTTCGACGAATTTTTGAAATTTATTGTTCAATCGGCAAGAATTCTAATTCATCTGCCGGATAATCGCTTACGCCACCATCATCCCACAGGACGGATATTACTGGACTCTTTGTGTCTAGATGGATTACTAGTATCTCACCCACACCAAGGGCGGGGTGTTCTACTACGATACCTAGTGACATTTCGTGTCTCCGTTTCTTATGAAAAACCCTGCAATCTCGCCCAGATTGGCCTTTCTTGGTGTATAACCTATTGTACGAAAGGAGATTGTTATGCGAAAAAGCTTTGTAACGTTGATGTTGGTCGTAGGTCTACTGGTCGGAACTTCCGGTTGTGCCATTGTCACCAAGGGTAATGGTTCTTGGGAGGCATTTTGCGGTATCCGAACAGAAAAGATCAGCGAAGAACCAGCTTCCGTTGGTATCGAATCGGACGTTCTTGAACGGCTGATCGACAACCTGACAGACGGTGAAGTCACAGAAGCTGAATGAAAGCTAATCTTCAAAGTCCTATGGTATTCAGTCCAATGGTACTTTGAGATTCCCGGCTTACTAGACTTGATCTAGTAAGCTTCTTTTGCGCGCCTAATCCCACGTCCCAGGAAGCTGACGATCCAATCTTCCTTCTCTGAGCCATCGTTCGTAGTCGCAGATGTAGACACCCAAAGTCCCATCCTCCATTGTCAGTCCCGTTTGGCCTGAATACCACTCTGAAAATACCACCAAATCTTCTGGCGTGTGGTGTCTGTTGAAGAGTTCGATGGTGACAACCTTCATCCCTTGAGATTCTACATACTCTTCTTCTGGAATTCTTGCCATTACTTAGTACCTTTCCGATACCTCCTTGATATCTCTGAACGGAATTGTTACAACAGGACGAATTTCGTTGAATTTCCCAGTCTGACGATTACGTTTCGATCCGGCGAAATATGTGATCGTAATGCTGGTTTTTCCAATATTAACCACTTCACACGGAGAGAAAATTGCATTCTCCGTGGTGAGGATCAAAGCACTTCCTTTTTGTATCATTCCTGATCTCCTAGTTGGGTCATCAACCTGTCTCTTTCTCTTCTGGTCGCCTCTACGTCTAATATGAGGTACTTAATGACGATTCGCAAGATGCTATAGGAATCGTCCAGATTCTTCGTTAGCAATTCCAAGTCCTTTATCCTTGGGTGGCTTCGGGCCAATTTTCTTGCGAGACATATGTGCTCGCCGTTTTCTCCTATCTTTTCCATTAACTCAGCCAATAGGATGGAAAATTGGTCTTCTGTCATTCTTTTACCCCCTGACTATCTGCGGGATCGGGATACTGTGATTTCCACGGTGTCTGCTTGAAGATTGTGCCGTCGAACTTCTCGGTATACCGAAACGTATTGTTTTCCAGTGGATTTCCATATTCCTTTCCAAGTAATTCCATATCCTTGTCTAGGAAAGAAGTGAATACCACCTTCGAACAATCACACTCACAAGACGAAGTGAAAAGAGGTACTTGGCCGGTACCTTTGCACCATCTACACTTCGGGTCTGGTTCCCCGATCAATGACATCACCACCTTCCTGAGTTGGACATCCTTGTCGATACGCTATTGCTAAAGCCCTCCACGCCGTAAACAGAACAACTACGTCTGCCGTTGCGACTTTGAGATGTTCCGACAATTCGACAGCCCAATCGGGAGTGTCCCACACTCCTTTGTTATACAATTCTCGTATGCTGTCATGAACTATCTCGGCCTCATCCAAGGACAAGATGTATTCTCCGATGATCTTCTCGCCGATGGTCATGTCGCCCCCTTACTCTCCGATGAGTTCTTTGAGTCGAGTCGCAATCTTAACTGCACGATCAGAAGCCTTCTCCAAAAAGCTGTGTCGTGTAGTTAGTGTTGACATCTGCTCCTGGATTGCTGCACAATCAGAATCACAATCACAAGAACCTGAATCAAGTTCTTCAATCATCGTACCGAATTGACCTAAGACCTTGTTGATAAGATCGACACCACGTACTACCTTAGCTTCCTTTTTTCCAAATCCAAACATTTCATTCTCCTTCTGGATTAGACTTCCTCTGACCACAATCTACTTCTTTAACGGTATATGCACCGTCTTGTATTACCAATGCTCTCAACTTTCCTCCTTCGTAGGCACCGCCGTCGATACAGAAGGCGTATCTACATGGGTGAACATTGTCTGTCCTAATGTGCCCACTGATGACGATGTAATCTCCTGTCAACGTTTTCCACCACGGGATACCATGTTCGTCGAAAAAGTCTTTGCCGTCCAGATACCTTGCGTACAGACAGGTTTCTATTCGTTGACTCTCTATCGGTTTGCGACCATCAACCCCTGCGTGAACGACATAGACTGGCTTGCCTTTCCTGTCTGCTAGACGAATCATATGGGGCCAGTTGCCCATCCACTTAGACAATTCTGCTCTCGTTTCATCGCTGATGGCATCCGTTTGCTCTATGGTCATGTCTAGGCCATTGATTATCTTGACAGGGTTGCCCTTCCAATACCTTATGACCTTATTGTCGTGATTTCCCATGACAGAAAACGTGTTGGACGTGATATAGAACCACGCAAGCACTTCTCTGATTTTTGGGCCTCGGTCTACCAAGTCTCCGGTTGCGACCACTATGTCCATGTCGTTGTAATCGCATTCTTTGAGCAGCGACATGAATTCATCAAAGCACCCGTGAATGTCTCCGACGACAATGACCTTCCTGTGCTTGCATATGCCGCTTATGTCCAGCGTGTGACTGTATCCTTTCATTTGGATTCAATCCTCCATTTTGGTGTATTCGCCGATCATACTGCGTTCGCTAAGATAATCATACAGTTTTTCCATAGTGAAAGCAAACACATGACGACATTTTTGACATGCAAATCCAGCGTCTATACCCCCCCCATGGGCATGTCCAGATAACATTGGCACGAGATCGGTGCTACTTGGGTCGAGAGGGTGTCTAACCATAGAATCTACTCGTGATGATACTATCACATGAGTCTTTATGTGAATGATTCTGTTGTGTCCACATGTTTCACATTTGAAGTAGATGTTTGTTTCAAGGCTCATGAGCTATTTCATCCATCTTTCGTCTTGGAGAAACTTTCGTAGACTTTCCTGGAACACCGCTACTAATTGTGGAAGCTTAGCAAGATCACAACCGAACTCAACTGTTACCCAGTTCTGCATATTCAGACATACTTCTTTCACCCCTTCGAGTGCAAACAGGCCATCAAGCATGGGGTTTTCATCTCTATAGCCCTTTACTTGTCCTGCCCAGACATGACCTGAGTCATAATATGTCTTGACTTCCTTCTCGAATCTTGCGTCACCCGCCCACTCAGGAAGAGTAAAGGTCAGTTCGATTAGCTGAATTTCTCCCGACATGGTCATTTAACCTCCAATTGAACAAGTGTTGGCAATTTTGTCGTCTTTTACACTATTTGCCGATTCTGTACATCGGGTTACTTTGCCCCCATCTCATTTGTGAGCAGATTCAAATCGATATCTTTGTCGACCGGATACCCACGAAGCCATTGGGCGAATTGTGACACCATGATTCCTGCTGCGACATTGGAACAGTAGATAGTCGACTTGGCCGTACATGGGCCTTGGTACGCTTCTGACGAGGGGAACAGTGTAGTAGAATAGTGTTCGCGAGATGCATCGTCGTGAACAGTCAGGACTCTGAGATACTCTGCACTCATCCTACCATCGACGAAAAAGTCTGCCCTTTCGATGATTGAATTGAAGATTTGCTTTCGAGTCTCTATTCCATCGACACAGCAGAAAAACGCACCGACTGTAAACTGCAATGACCTAAACTTTCGATTTGCAGTATACACCTCGATGTCTGGGTTGATAGCTCGACATACGTCGGCCACGGCTTCGACCTTGGGTGTACCAATGTCTGCCGGATAGAAGCCCTGTGGGGCAAGATTTTCCACCTCCACGGTGTCGAAATCTATGAGTTGAATACTCGGAGCGCCGATAGCTGCAAGCTGCAATGCTACTTGACGACCAATAGCGCCAACACCCACCACCGTAGCTGGCATCTCCAACAGCTTATCTGGCGGAACCAATTCCCTTTGTCTCACATCTCTGTCTGCAAGATCATTCGTCATTGTTATCCCCTTTCTCGTCTGTCACCTCTACTTCAACGTAATCCCCGAAGTTCCTTTTTGCTATTAGGAAGTTATCGTCTGGCCATTGGCGGACAATGATCATATCCCCATCTTTGGCGAACTGACCTGCTTCCACCATTTCCCCGTCTTCTGCTGGACGAATTTTCAATAAGTCTGTCTTTTGCACCCACTTCTTCGCCATTATGCTGTCGCCTTTCTCCACTCAGGGCGACAATACGCATTCTTTTTTGCCCAATACCTGATCTTTTTGTCAAGTCCTTCTTTGTCTGGAGAAGCACAAGGCTGGAAGTCATCTTCACTTTCTAGTTGCCATGTGTCGTTGTCCGGATTGTAATAGTATGAACAATCTTCTCCCTTGTTGGCGATAAAGCATACCACATCACCATCTAAATCCCAGTAACAATCCATCTCGTCGATCATCTCGTTGAACTCTAGCTTCTGCTTTTCTTCTGGCGTGACAGAAATCCATGCAGAATCGTAGTCATCCCACCACTGAGAGCTATTGCCCGACCCAGTTTGACGGGTAGCTCCCAATTCTTCTTCGAAAATGTCGAGAAGAGGGGCATCCGGAATAAGACGCTTTCTTTTTCCTTCTGCGCCAGTCATATGGAAGCTCGTCTTCTTGGAGTCCTTTGCTTTGTACTCATTTTCCCATTCTGTAGGATTTGAGCCGTTGAACGGAACTCCATATTCTATTACCACATCTAATAGACTAATAGTGCCCGGCCCTGTGTTCATCTTCAGGCGACAGTACGCGCTGCCATCTTGGCCAATGATCAACATGATCGCCCAGTTAGGATGAGAAAACGCTTTTTCGAAGTTTTTCTCATCGACGAAAGATGGGTCTGTAGAATTCCCTGGATGGGTGTGTGCAAGAATGTTCATACATTGCCATGGTGCGAGACCTTCGTCCATCATGCGCTCTACGTATTCTGCGCTATCGTCTGAATCAAGATCGAATGTGACTATGGTACATTCTTGTTTGATCAAGACGAAGTCTGTGATCAACAGGGGGTCAGATGTTTCTGTGACACAATATCCAGCGACTTCTGTGTTGCCCTTGTCCCTCATCCAGATAAGTTTTGCCCAGGCATATGGCGTCAACTTCAGTTGCTTGCCAAACGTAAGTCGCGGTTTGCAAAATTCCTGTTCTTTTCCCACATCGTTACCTTTCGTTTTAGTTGTTTACTTCTGCCAGCAAACAGTTGTGCTCTTCTTTGCATGACGAACACATAGACACACCACAATGATCACACGAGTTATCGATACAGTTTGAACACATTTCTTTGTCACATGATGGACAGTGCTTCAGGCACAAACTACAAGCATGTTCTCCACATTCTTCACATATTGTGAGACAATTATCACAATGTGAGTCTCCACAATGGCAACATTCCCCGAGGCACTCATGACACACTTCGTCGTCACACTCACAAGACGTAGAGCATTCTTGACAAGAACGATTACTGCATTGAGCACATTCTTTTGTGCACTTTTTGCAATAGGAGTTTTGGCAACAACTACAAGATACGGTACATGATTTACACATTGACTCACCACAGCCGTTACATCCATTCATACACTCATCACAATGCCACTCATCGCAACTGCTGCATTCGTCGATGGTGCCACAATCTCGACATCGACTGACTCCACACCCAGAACAATAGTAGATGATTTCGTCTGAATACCATTCTTCACATATGTCGCAAAGTGATTGACCATCTCTGTCTGGATCGTACCAGTCGTTAAGTGGCTCATAAGGAGAATCCTCGTTGTATGTGCGGACGATTGCTTCGACTATCCGAAAGTAATCTTCAAGCCTTCCTTGTCTTAGGGCGAGTTGCATTATGTCGCCGCCATCACCCTCGCAGAGTTGACCATCTTTTACATGAGGATGACAGTATCCACTATTTCCTTCTATTGGACAGACAGCCTCTACGAGAAGCCCATAAATCAGACGATCGTCGTCCTGAACCCCTTTGCCCATAGGATCGTCAAGGTTGACACGCAAGATGAAATCGCCAAGGTCTACTGCTTCAGTGCCGTCGTCGAGAGACACATTGCCAATGTTTACGGATAAAACCCCCTCTCGGTATGTGACTTTATCCCATGCATCATTGATAATAGTCAGTTCCTGAATTGCTTCCTTGACTCCGAGTGGTTCACAAACTTCGTCGCTCACCATAGATTCCATTAAGGCTGTGCATTTGTCCAGGGCGACTACCATGGTGTTTCTTAGGTCTGGAATCATTTCGTTGGCTATGTCGGCATACACCTTTGGGTTCGGAGTACCAATATGCCTTGCGGTCATTGCCCCTACTTCGACCTGAACACGAGGTGTCATCCCCGCCATGAAACGCTTGGTCCATTTCCCAAAAATCCTTGACCTTACTTCGAGCCATTCTGTGTAGTTTGCTATCCTTTCTCGATATTCAGATATTGGCTCAAGAGCATTTTTGTGCATCCAATTGCGGTAATGATTGGCGGCACGAACTACAAGTTTATCCTTCATGGTTGATTCCTTGTGTCAGTCCACCCATTTCGGCTTGTTTGGTTGCGAATTTTTCTTCTGTCATCGGAAGAACCTCTCGCGGAAAAAAGGAGGGGGACATTTCTGCCCCCCTCCTAGCACGTAGCACCACCTGATTAGGGTCCGTCAACCTTCACAGGTGCAAGACTTACACGATCACCTTCGCAGAGAACGTAATCCCGGTGTGCCTCGACCGAGGTTCCATTCGCTCGTATACGAATCGTGAACTCATCCGGGTCACCATCGAAGGCAATCTCCAGGAACTTCTCCAGGGTCGTACCTTCTACGACTGGAGTCTTGACTGGTAGCCCAGCGCCCCCATTATGAACCAAAGTCACGTTAATCATCATGATCTCCCTAAAAATTGGACTATTGTCCATTCCTCAAATCGGGACAGATGAACACCATCTATCCTATTGTTCCCGCATGAAGTTGTGCATGATGTCTTTTGCACAACCATCTAACATCCAACGGTTTTGAATAATCTTCGTGGTGGGCGTCAGTTTCTTCTTTGTCGCAAATTTCACACGGTTGGCGTATCAACCTACCAGTATGTATGGCCCATTCAACCTTGTCGTGTGCTGATGCTTTTTCCTTGTTGTTTACTCTATAGCAGTAAAAACACCGCCAACCCTGTTTGCGTCCGTATTCAAAGTGTTGTTTTCTGTCACGTCCACACTTCGGGCAAATGACATAATTTTTTTCTTGTTTGATGATAGGTGGAAGATTATTCTTTGCTCGTTCTTTGTTTTCTGCTCGTCTAGACCTTCGTAGTCTATTTTCACACGAACGGCATCTCCATCCGCGACCCCTGTTGTGTTTATCCCTTCGTTGTTTACGATTTCCTCCGCATTTGGGACACACTGATTTGTTCTTAGACATAACACAACATCTTTACATATGAGCTATTAGCTCCCATTCTTTGTCGGTGATTTTTCGTGTCACCGAATTCCAATCCATGGGCAATCCAACGCAAGCGCATTCTAGTGCTTTTTCATGTGTACTCCCCCTTCCGTAAGAACATAGACCTTTAGGAGAAAAACGCACCATCACATTGAACGTATAGTTCATCTGATTAGGTGGAACATCCTCGCATGTCATTCCGACAAACGCAATTTTCTGAGCCCATGTGACCATTGTTTACCCCTAACTCTCTATGAACTTAGACACAGCAAGCTTGATACTGGGAAGAACGTCTGGTCCGCATGTGTTGCAAAATTCTCCAGCGACGCACTCGCAAGACACAGTAGCCACCCATAAATGACCTAAGTCTGTCCGGTTTCCTTCGATTTGCTGCTCGTTCAGAGCATTGCCGAACATATTCACACCTCTTCGAAGATGTGCTTCCTCGATTTTGCCCTCCACATAGTTAGAGACTGCGTGTAGTTTCTCAGACAACTCAGTAAGTGAGTCAGCAAGATTCGAAAGGTCTTCGGTAAATTCGGTCTGATTTTTCCCTGCTACATCTGCCATTTCTTGACCGATCTTCCTATCTAACGCATCTGCTGTCTCGATATCTAACTTCATGTTCATTTGTCTCTCCTTCTTGTTCGTGGTTTGGGTTTCGCCTTGGGCTTAACCTTCTTGTCAATCTCGGTCTTGGCCTCTTGACGTATCCTTTTGCGTCCTGCGTCGATCGCCTCATTCCACCTGCGACGAGTCTTGTCGGCTGCATACAGGTAGCCGTTCCCTTCGGCATACAGAGCCAGCAACTCTTCATTAGTTGTTGCACTCTTGATGCGGTCCAGAAGACTGACAGGTTTGAAGTCAACAGCGTTCACCATAATTTACTCCTTTATGTCGCCTAGTATTGCAACGTTGGCCATCAGCCGACCACATAGTACGTCAATGCTGGTACTCTCTAGCTGAATTTCTCCAAGAGAATTGATATCAGACATATCGCTTGATGATAATCTCATCAATCTTTCCCCCAAGATTTTACATCTTTGGGAAAGTTCACGTTTGTCTCCATCAACGCGAATTTTGAGTTTCAATTGCAAATTTTCCATTGCTATCATGTCAATTGCCTTTTTTCTTGTAAAAGAAGAATGCATTAATAGCATCGACACCGAGACTGAACACCCACGCCACTGTCATTGTGATCAACGTTCCATTCTCCGACATGATGGTTTGTGCTTGACTTCCGTATTCAAGCTCTAAGAAGCCAAACGCAAGTATCACGAGCATAGTGAGTGCCAAAACGATCGGGAACCAAGCTGTCATCATTATCTCCTTTTAGACACAGGTCAAACCGGATTACGCTCGACTATCCCGTTGCAGTAGCTACAACCCGCACATTTCCATCATGTCTTGTTTGCAATCAGGACATACGCACGCTTTGTCGTCGGGGTCGGTTATATACGTGTGATAACATTGATCTCCATGGCATTCACGAATGTCTATTTCTCCATGGATAAACCTCTCCACTAGGTCAACGAAGCTATCTCTAGTTAGATGGGGATCGTTAAACAACGCATCCGCCACTGACTGAGAGATATCAAGGTACTTGGCCAGATAGAATGTATTGATGTGCCACGTTTTCTTGCAATGATTTGCGTGTCTCATCGCTTCAGACGTTACTTTGAGTAGATCAGCCAACTCAGGGTGACGAGTGATGTAATGGCCTATTGGACACATAGTTATCACACCATCTTTATCACACCACCACGTATTGAAACGCAGAGATTCATCTGGTATCTCTTTCGATTCCTCGACGATCTGCATGATAAGTTCAGCGTTCATACAACACTCCCCTCGGTTGTTAATATACCCAAGTCTTTCAGCGTTACGAGTTTTTCGAACTGCAATTGTCCTCCATAAGATGCGTACTCTGGGCACACAGCATCGCGGACTACATCAATTTCGACCACGTCGCTGTTTTCAAATAGACCTCGTACCGTTGCCGCCACACAGTTAGGTCCATAGACACCACAAACAAGTAGGTTTGTAGACCATGCTGGATGTGATTCTATACACGCGATAACCTGTCTGCCACCATCGCAATCATGTTTGGTTACAGTGTCTTTGTGCGGGTATCCCCGAAGTGCTTGTGTGATTTCTTGATCGGTCTCCCCCGACCCAGAATATTCCACCACGATGATCGCCCATTTCTTGGCAATTGCGTGTCTTATCATCGCTATGATGTTTGGAATGATTTTCTCTTCGTCTGCTTCGATGAACAATTCCTGCATGTCGATGATGACTAGTGTCTGTTCTGGTTCAAATTCGATCTGATGTTCGTGGAGACGGAACACTGCTTTTCTTTTCGCTGCTCTTGCAAATGCATTCATGGTTATTTCCTAGTGGGTTGGTGATTCGATTTCGTCTTCGCGCCCTTCCATCAACAACGCGATGTTGTTTGATATTTCCTCCATCCTCTCGATGTGCCTTTGGACGACCGACATTGCGTCGTCGATCAGTTCATCTGGTGTCAACCGGTGGTCACCTTTGCACACTATCCTTCGCTGATTCGCACCAGAGTTGACCATGGTCATCCACTTCATGGCATACAGATCGCACATCCTGAGTGCTGTTTGCATCCGAACCAGTCGAGCTTCTTGTTTTTGTGTTAAAGCCATTCTGAATTACTCCTGATTGAGACAGGCATTGATCGCCGTTTGTACACCTTCAACGTATTTGGCGTCTTCCACGTCCACTCCACCACAGGCGTGCGCCAACACGAGACTTTCTATGCCATCGACAAGTGTGTGTATCATGACTTATCTCTTTTTCTTGCCTCGGAGAAGCCCTCTAGTTGTTCCAGTTCGTGACGCAAAGGGCCTAGTGCCAATTGCCACCTTGCCCCTCTACCTTCCAAGTAGGCCAGAGTAAGTCTCTTGGCTTTGATCATGAGTTTAAGTTCCTCATTACTGTGTGCGAATGCTTCCCCAAGAGTACCAACAGTGATTCCCTCTTCGAGTTCCCCAGCCCGTTTGAATTCTTCTTCTGTGATTCTCATGGGTTCATCTTCCTTTCGGTGGGTCAGGACGAAAATATTCCTTTTCGCTATCTACTAGTTCATCTTCGAGAGCAGTGCCGATGAACCCGTCTACAAACTCAATTTCATATGCTATCGGATGCCCAGTCTCGCCTCTTTCTTTCAAGGTTTGAATATTCCACCCGTCGTTGTCTACGAATTTCAACACAGTGACCTTCTGATGGGAATGATACCACAACTCAGCATCACAAGACGATGCGGATTCTTCACAGTGATATTCGAAGAACAACTCTTGACCGATCGTTCTGACATCTTCTGTTGTTGGTAATGGGATCATGATTGTTTCCTCTTAACTACTAACCACCATCCGGGATTTTTCCCTTGTATAATCCATGCTTCCGCCACCATGTTTTCCGTTTTACATGTGGGATAGTAAAAACACCATGCTCCAACACAACCCTGTTTGTATGCGCCAGGATAGCTTTCTCTGACAATGCGTAATGCATCCTCAATGGTGTTTACTCGTTGTTTTTTGCCGTCTAGGTTAAAGATTTCTCGCATAGGCCCTTCCCGATTCTGTGACTGAAAACCCGCCATCTCCATCTGATATTAGGAAACCCCTATGGCGAAGAGTCATTACGTCGTCCTCGTTGGCCACCCTTGCAGAGCCCCACCAGCAAAATTCTCCGTTGTGTTCGCGTACTGTGTTTTCGTTGCTGAACTCTTCCAGCATCTGTTTGGCAGCAGACGACAGGGGTAGATGTCTTTCTGTGAATTCGTATACGGTGAGTGGAGATTGTATCTCTTGTTGGATATCGAAACACTTGCCACACGCCTCTGCGCCGATCCATTCTCCAGACCAATCGTTGGGTAGTATCATACCTGCATGGACAGGTATTCCCTTGCTGTTGTCTGTGTAAACGCCACACACATAGCACTTTGCCGTCCGACACTGAAGATCGATTACAAGAATGTCTGACATGATGTTCTCCAGTTGTTTTGGCCCACAATTTGTTTACACACCATTTACCACAGCGGCGGGCTACTGCGTCATGTGGTGAATCTTTAACCATTGCCCCTGCGGAGATTCGAACTCCGGTTTGTGGCTTGAAGGGCCACCGTCCTGGTCCACTAGACGACAGGGGCTAAGTGGACTGAAGGTACAATTACATGTACGCCGTTACCCCTGTGTCGATTCACAGAGCACAGTCCTACTATCACGATTTTCTCTTTCCTTGGTTTTCGGATGACGCTTTGACCGCATCAAGTGCCGCTCTGTATTGACAGACACACAGAGAGTAGCCGACTTTGTAGCCTACAAGGTATCCTATGACGATGCTTACTATGGATATTGTAATCATCATTTTGAAATCTCCGGGATTACCATACTAAACAAAGCGCCAGGCTGTACTCTATTGTCTACATCAATGTCCCCGACCACTGATCCACACACTTCACACCATCTGATAGTCGTGATATCCGCTCCTGATGGTCCAGAGATGTTGTCTCCACAATACGTGGCCACTATTTTCAGACGATGATTACCCTTCCGACAATCAGCCATTCTGTCTTCAAAGCTGTTGTTATCGGGCTCAGGTAATTCATAATCGTCAAGTGGCATCAACATTCCTAGACGAATCATTAGTGGTGTGGAGCTAAACACAAGTGCCCTGATGGTTTTTGGCCACTCATCCATCATGTGGACAAAGTTCTCAGAGCCACGATACTTATTAATCAACGACTGAAGCTTCATCAACAACTCTCGCTTTGATCTACACACCGCAAGTCTCCTTTTCAGTGCGCTCACTCATTACGATTTCTTCTATGTCGCAGGCCAGACAGATCAGAGGGATGTTTGGATGATCATTCAGCGTGTCACCGCGATGGAATTTTGTATCTTGGTAAAAAATAATACCCACACACTCATGGCTCGACATCGTAGCTATGATGCTGGATATAGTCATGCCCGAATCGGTAAAGTCATCGACAATGACATACCTTTGACCGTTTTGAAGATATCTTGTTCCGCCAGTCTCGACAGTCCTACTAGAATGAGTTCCGCTTTTATCTTTACGGATAGCGCCAAACGGTAAACCAGATTGCAAATGGATAGCGGAAAGCAGTAGTGTGCCGCTGAATCCTATACCCACAACTAAATCTACTTTTCCTAGTTTCGGGTTTTTTAGCTCGTGGCAGATGGCATCAACGGTGATTTGAGTTTTTTGTGTTGCGTTGTCAAAGTAACACATAGAAAAATCCTCTGGATTTTACAGTTAATCCGCATTTCTCATAAAAGCCGCTATGCCGTCTGCGCCATGCCAAGAACCAGAATCATCCTGGAGAAACGGGAAATCTACCCATTCGCTTGTAGACAATGGGCACACCTTGATAACGGGGTCGTATCCCAACCACTTAAGGCCGTACTCGACGAATTCATTAACTTCTTTTTGACTGGCGATGATGAACATTTGCACTTTAGGAAACCGCTGTTTTTGCATTATTTTTTTTCCTTGTTTCACACATCCGCCTACACCAACTACCCTGCCAATCACATCGTCGTCCATACTTGCGATGAAGCTTGTGCATCTCCGGTAGATTATCTGCGCAGATATCATTCCAAATGTCGTGCCATACGACGCGATATCGTTGGCCCTTTGGCGGTTTCCAATCGAATGCATCCGCACACACTACAATTAACCTGTCTCCATACCGACACTTGTAGTGTCCACTAACTAGGGCTATTACATCCTCTGATTTTTCTATGACAGTCAGAGAATCTACTGTTGGTTCGTCCAGTATAGCCTGTGCCACCACACCCAAACCCAAGCCGTTGACCAGGACATGATTCGGATATTCTGGATCACCTCTATCATCCCTTGTGCGTCTTGCCGGTTCCCGGTGGTCTCGCAATTCCGCTAGCGTATCAGACATAACGATCTTGCCACGATGAGTCAATTTCGTGTAAACGCCAGCTTCCATGAATCTATAAGTACGATGAATACGTTCGCGAAGGTTGTGTAGTCTAATGTCTTCCTCTGTAGCTTCGAATCTGGAGACTTCCCAATCCCCACTTTTGCCTTCCGGGACATCAACCTTCCTCAACAGTTCCCTTTTTCCTTTGGGCATATTCCAATCCCCTAGAACAAATACGTAGGTTCAAGGCATTCGGCGCACTCATCGCACAAGCTTTCGTCGTTTTCCCCGACTGGATCACCGCACAAGACGCACTTACCACTTACCATGATTTCCTCCAGGACTACAGTCAAGCTCTTCCAGAGGTGTTTCTAAGATGGTTGACAACTCTCCCAACCCATCGAATCCTACCACAGTAATTCCGACAGGACCACCTCCGAGTTTGTCTCCGATGAATCCACTCCCATCTTCGTAAAGTTCGAGGTAGGCATACCTGCCGAATTTCTCAGCGATCTTATCTAGAATCCTCCGAAACGCGCAGGTCTCTGTTTTGGTCATTCCTACTATCATTACTTTCTCCTACCCATCTGACATCTAACAGACTACCCGACGAAGTTGATGAGTGCTTCTTCAATAGAACGAAATGCGCTGTTGATTCTTTTCTCACCTTGGTTGGTCAGACACAATTCAATAAGCGCCGCCAAACCACCCATCGTCTGAGTTGTAACGGTCACCGTACCCGCGTGCCCGGTAACGACACAACCCTCGACTCGTTCGAGGATAAGCATTGTCTCATTGCCCTCTACGTCCTGAATGACATGCATGAATTCTCGCTTCATCTTCATATCCATTTCGTTTTCCCTTCGAAAAGTTACACCCAACAATCAACGCAAGGTTTACTGGAAGTAAACAACACGAGTTCCCCCGATCCTCCACACCATTGGCAATTCGGGTTCGGTCCATCCAATCTCAAGTCGCACTCCCTTACCTTGCCATTGAAAATCGACTGGTGTTGACATGAGGATACTTCCACGTCACTGTACTGAGTCACGATCGCATACCAATGATGGCGGTATGAGAAGTAAGATTCTTCTGACTCATTCGCCAACCCAACCACCGTTGCTTGAAGCCATTCGTTGTTGTGTCTGACAAGAACTTTTTGGCCATCATGGAATTGTCGGAATGGCGCTAGATTGCTTTCACACACCGACTTGAACTGATTGCCACCATCTACGGCGATGCGGTATTTCAGCCACAATCCCGGCCAACTATTCTCTACATCCCACTCAACAACGGTTGCCGTGTAAATGGGATAGTTCGTGTGGCCAAATCCGTAGTGGTAGTCATGCGCCATCACCCTTGTCCCTATTGGATAGGCACGTCTACTTTCGTGGATTACGCCCGCCAGTTCCCTACCGGCTTTGATGGTTGCGAGTGTCGGCCCGAACTTAGGGTTATCGTGTGGCATAAACCCCATGTGGTTCATGGAACACATGGCATAGTGCTCGTTTTCAGGGTCACATATAGGGCACACATGATCATACGACATACCCATTGTGTTCATGGTTCTTTGGCACTTGTCGCACCAATGACCTTCAAACCCTGGCCAATTATTCCAAGTGAGTATGCCATTTGCTATTCTGTCTGGCGTCCACTCGTATGTCTCTGCCATCACACCGACTCCTAAGAACTAACTTTCACAAAGACACGGTGCTGTCCAGCGAGGAAATCATCGATCTGCGGAATCTCACGAATTTCGTGGAGTTCTACCATCCTGTCGACACAGGCGAGACATTCCCAATCGCCACCGCTGAGAATATTTTCCATCATGAATGCTCCTGATGTTTTCAGGAGAGCGAAGACTTTGTCCCGAATGGCCAGAAATTTTCTCTGGCCTTCATCTGTGAAAAGCCACTCTTTTTGATCTTCGTATTTGTACGACATTCCATTCTCCAAGTTAGTAGGACACAAACAGACACAGGGCAAACTAACTTCACAACCACGGCGACGATGCAGTTTCTTGAGTGCCACCCTAGCTCTAGCGGCTTGTTGTTCTGCCAGAGCTACGTCCCACGGACAAGGTGGTCCATCATTGTATCGAGGTGGTGTCACGATCATATCGATGTTGCATGGGTTTTCTGATACCTTCGGTACTGCTGAGAGAAATGGATCGAGCCATTCAAACCCAGATGGTACATGGCCGCACAGGACAAGTTCCGCTATTGTCGAACAACGGTCGGTTTCTACGCCTGAACCGACCACCACTCCGATAGAGGAATGTCCTCCAAAACATCGCTTGACGCTAAAGAGTTGGTGTACTAGGTGGTTCTGCCTCGTCACATCCTCTATTTCGCTCAGCAACATATCGATCTCCGATCAACGATTGCCGCAACGAGCAACCGTCTTTTTGTGATGCGCCCCTTCTAGATGGTTGATGCTACGAATGCGATGACCACAACTACACCTCGTGCCAATTGTGAGTTTGATGTCATCGCCGTTATCGTCAGTTCCGACAGCAACCGTTTCGCCATAGCGATGGCTGGTTCCATGTTGACGACTGTGGGCCTCATGTAGTATTTCGCCTCGCGGGGTGATTTTGTCTTCGAGCTTCTTCTTTGCTTTTTCTTTCTTCATCGATCTTGTCCTTTCGTGGTTAGGGTAGTCAAAAGGGGGAGATGACGAAGTGCGAGGAATGGTTCCACCGTCCAGTCAACGGCTACCACCAACAGACTGGCTGCTCACACTTCTCGTTATCCTCCCCCTTAAGACATCTCAAAAGCCATTGTTGCAATCACAGTCCTGATCATCACAACCAAACTCTTCGTTGTTGTAGTCACACTCATCTGCCGGATCGAGTACGGGTGGTTGGCTCTTTGTCCAAGAGAGAGTGCCGTGAGGGCCTTCTAGCGTTGCTTTCTGGATGTCAGAACTTCTGACGGCAGTCATCATACAGGCCAGGGCATTGGCCTCGATTACTATGTTGAAGCTGTCTGTGCCGTGCTGCCTGACGAAAGAGTTTTGGTTGAAGTTTGTGCTCGTTCGATTCCAGATGGTTATCTTGTACATGATTTCTCCCTTTCGCTTTGTAGACACGACTCTATAATCGAGTCGACATGGTAACTTGGTTCGTACCCGTCAAAAAGACCAAGGTGAAGTCCAGCATGTATCCAACGCTGAACGAGATCAGCCCCTTTGTCTGTCATGCGACACCACATTGTTGACCCATGACGGAAATTGACCCAGGTCATCAACCCAGCGTTCACAACTGTTTGGTAATCAGACTGTGTTCCAACTCCTGTCCAGATGCCGGTCATTGTCTTTTCGTTGTTTCCCAACATGAAAGTATGACGAGCTTCGACATTGGAGTAAAGAAACCGTGTCTCCAAGAGCCATCGCCTAGCCGCCTCAAGCATCAACATCCTTTGCCTTTTGCCTAGCTTTCTGTGCACGATTTATAATCCCTTGTTGTGTTCATCGACAATCGATATCGCGTCTTGTTCTTCATACACAGTAGCTATTGGTTGCTCCTGTATATTCCCATTGGACGATCCATCAAAGGGCCGTATTGTAAAATATCCATACGCGTCGTTGCTTTTGTCCACTTGCCATTTCATAGCAATCTCCTATGGGGGTGGAATGGGGGCTGTGGGACTCGAACCCACGACTTGAAGGTTATGAGTCTTCTACTCTACCAACTGAGTTAAGCCCCCTCAGTCTATTCGTTCGTTCTTGTCTTCTTCACACAAATCTGCCCCACATGTACAGTTGTCGTTCATACGCAAACACTCTGGACACTGGTATATAGGGCACGTCGGCCCCTCATTTTGGCCCCACTCGGTGACTCTCACGATTTTATCAAAACCTTCGTCGTTTTCTCCAGTTGGGGGCTTGAATCGATTTGCCATTTCTTCGATAACATGGGCAGGCACTTTTCTTTTTCTGCCAGCATTCCTTGCCAGACAGACAGACGTTGCCACATCCATCCACACGCAACTGACAGGAGCGCTACACTTCACAGCTAAGTCGATCCACTTGAGTCTACTCTTGACTGTGAGACTTGTCATGTCTATGACTACGGGCATGGATCGTTTTAGTAGAACTTCGACAGTTGTCGAGACCATCAGATAGATCATATGTTCAGCAGATAGGTCGAAATCTTTACCTGTGTAGACCTTCCTGAATTCGTCAGCACAAATGATTATGTGTGAGTCTCCCCACTCTTTCTTTGCGTATGTGCTTTTTCCACTACCAGGGAGACCACACAGAACGATCAGTTCTTTACCACCCACAGCAACCTCCAGACTTAGATCAACAGACTGACGACGACAGAGATGATCGTAGACATGAGACAGATGCCGATCATGACTACTTTCGCCCCAATTTTTTGGGCTTTAACCTGTATCTCTCCCGCATTTCTCATGGTTTCTTGCCATTCATCGTGTCGACGACGAGCACCTTCGTTTGCTCGGTTGGACTCTTTGACCAGATTTTCAACATGACCACACAGCATACCAAGCAAGATGTTGGTCGACTCGTGTGCCTCGTGGGGGGATAAAATTTTCCTTGGCTTTGGCGCTTCGTTACACATATTGCCAATAGGTCCATCGTTGTCTGCGTGCATGTGGCCCGAAGGCCCCTCGTCTCTCATCGTTAATCTCCTTTTATGAAGCTGTCATGACAAGCCATGTCCCGAACTCGTTTTCATCCCACAATCCGAGATTCGACATGGCGGTTTTGATTCTTTCCCTGACAAACTCTTCACGCACTTCTGTGTGGTTGAACCTCTTAAAACCATCCTCGTCTCCGTCGAGTTTGGTTTCGCAATGCATACCACACACAAACACGAAGTCGTCGTATTGGGATCGGATAACACCGATCCCTCCAAGCGTTTCTTTGCATGGGTCAAATTCTTTACGGTAGCCTGTTTCTTCTACCCATATTTCTTCCCCACACTGCGAACAATACTCAGCATCGCTTGTTTCGCCTGGGTGAACGTGGTCGCAACCCCTTATCATTTCTCTGGTGATAATTGCCGATTTTGGTAGTCTCAGACCAACGATCACATGTGCATAGTATGTTGTACTCATATTTTCCCTTTCTTATCCAAGCCGAAAGCCCACCCTAGTCGGCAATGACTACATTGGCCATGGATCAGATGGCTGTAGTCCCCGTCACATACGTTTGCGACCCTCATCATTTCAGTAGTGTATCTCGCAGGATGGGATTCGAACCCACAACCAACCCTTCCGGGTTATTACAGATAGGAATGACCTACCTAAGCTCTTCCAATTGAGCTACATGCGATCTTTGACAGCGTAACAAGAAATCCCCGACTCATAACGTACACTAGCACCATTAGGCATACGGGTAATACGCATCAGGGACTTCTTATCACGCTGTCGGGTGTGGAAGACTTATAGCTTCGGACTTTATGCATACCCCGATACTTTGGGACCGGCTTCGTTCGACCACGTTTTACCCCGACAACGCGACAAAGGTTACGGGTGGGATTCGAACCCACGACCTTCTGGCCCCAAAGGGGTCTCGCAGACGCTCTACCACTGAGCTACCGCTTCCATCAGATTCGTGGTGGCTTCGCCCTACACTTTCCCTAGTCTTCGGGACGCCTGTAGCGGTTGATCGAAGCTCTTATCCAAGGGACGGACCACGAATTATCTACCAAACGATATAGGGATCGTTTCCCAATCGTCTGAAGTTTCCATTTTGTCTTCTTTAGGCTGCAATAGACCTTTTCCATCCACGGGCCGCACCACGATTACGATTTCTGGCACGCAGACTTTTTTTCTCGACAGCTTTCTTCTCAGCTACCACCATCGGATCACGATTGGCATCAGACACCTCTACACGAGACGCCAAACTCCATTTACTACCATCAACCCTCCGCGCCCTTCTATTAGTCGATGCTCTCGCCGACTTGTTCCGAACCAACGTGTGCCTCTTCTTCTTGAATTGTTCGTCTAGTCCGATTTCCATCTTGACTTCGTCGACCTGCCCTTTACGTCTTGTCGAGAACCCCATGGTTCTATCGCCGCATTTGACCTTTTGCCACAAAGGTCCGCTGAATTTCTTGCCGCCCCTGACCGACACACAATACTCGGACCGAGCGAACAGATTGTCTTCCGCCCACTGGCGAGAGTCACCCTCAAGTCGATTGAATCCATACCCTTCCGCTCCAGTTTTGTTTGGTTTCTTTTGGTCTTTGCAACATGAACAAGGTTTCATGATCAAATTCCTTACAGAGGTTTCACAACAACCCACCACGTATCATCTTCTTTGACCCAAGCTTGTGCTACCAACTTTTGTTCTTCGAAGAAGTTCCACACACCTTGGAATCTTAACCTTGTGGTTTCTGGGTACCTTCTCGCAATGACGTTCTGGACATTATCGAAACCGACGATACACCCAGTGTCACCACTCATCGGAGTGAAATCTTTTGTCTCACACATGGCAACTTTCTACTCCAGCAGGCGACGACGGAATTGTTCCCACCTGGCGTATGTGGTGGTACATCCCATAATGGCACCAGATACCCACATACTCGTGTCTCCCAGAAAATTGCAGATAACCAAGTGGAGTACCACTAGGCACGCCATTCAAAGTGTTAGATCAATGATGAGAAGAATCGTTTTCATTTTTTCACTCCGCTATTTGCCTAGAAGATGTACCGCCTCGTGGTAAGACATTCCTGCTCGCATCAAATCGTTGTGATTCAATCCTTCGATGTCGATCAGCACACCAAGAACGGCTGTCCCGGCAAAGTCCATGACCTTGGCGTTCCCAACTCTGTCTGGGAATTGCGACTGCATGAATTCGACCACCTCGTCATTTGCTCGAACCCGAACTTGTTTTACTTCTTTCTTTTCCACCACCTTGACAGCCGCGATGAAGTCTGAGTCGAAGTCTATGGACAGTGTTGTCTTATGAGACATCGCTTGAACCATAGTGAAATTCTCATAAGCCCTGATCGTGAGAGTTTCACCATTCTCTTGTGCGATCGTAGCCGTATCACCCGGTTTCAGTTCGTAGTTCATGTGAAGTAACCTCTCAGAAGTGCATCCCGTTTTTGTCTTAGAGACTTCTCCAAATCCATAGGAGTATCGTTTACGATACTCGGAGTTGAAACGCCTTTACCCTTGCGCTTCACTATCTTGTAATATTCTCTTGTCCAGTATGACAGACAACCATTTGAGTTTTTATGCCACGCACATCCTGGTGGATTATGCTTTGCATTATCTGGGCATTCTACCACCACATACTGACGACCAGTCGAGTATTCCGAATGTGTGATTTCGATGGTATCTCCAGGCTGAGCATACTCGGTATTCATGTTGCCTGGATTGGCTTGTCTATTCATCTCAGACCTTTCAAAGAGATGTCACGATCGTGATAAAGACAGCCAAAAGAAACATGACAATCAGACACGTTCTCAACGACGGGTTATACATGGTATTACCTCTCAGATTTTCTGACACACACGAAGCGTGAACAGGAGGAAGAAGACGATTGCAGTAGCCACCAACGCGATGTAGATTATTACGCCTCGCAACATCTGTTTTACCCTTTTTCAGCCCTGACACGCATTGAGAAACTTGCTGGTCTGTCTATATCAAGACGCGAATCAGCACTGGCTGAAGTAATTATCAGTTCGTTTTCGCCGACAGACATCACGATGAGTTGTCCATTACTTTGTTCAAGCCTTAGTATGTCCCCAGGTTTCACTGTTATCGTCGACATTTCATTCTCCCTTAGAAACCGAAAGCGTGCCTCAAGTTATTGTCTCTTTGTTTTTTCAGAGAAGCGTCCACGTCTAACTCTAAATCCACACCTACCACGCGATGGACTTTTCCAGCACGCTCCACAACTGTGTAGTTCTTTGGTCTGAGAAAAAACGCATGTCCGGAACTTGATCTAAACCAAGCACACCCAGGTTCGTCGTCGGCGATGCCTACCTGATCTGCTGGGCGATCAATGACCAACATCCGACTAACTTTGCTCGCATTCGTATTCCGAGACACGATCGTATCCCCAGGTTTCGCGTAGGCGATATCGGACATTTGACCCTCCTTCCACACCACACAGTACAGCGAGACATCCCCGACAGTAACACACGGTTACGCCTTAGAGGCAATGACTCATGTGCGCTAGGGACATCTCGCCATACTATCGTATTACACGACAGCATAACGAGCGTTTAATTTTAGCCGTTTCTATGCATTTCGGGCTTACCAATAGGCTCCCGACATGCCAATACGACGCAGGCCACCTCTGCTCGCTCTTTGATTGCTCACAACAATGGAGTTATCCCCACCGATTCTCCCATCCCTACTCATCGCCATGCACTACTCTGCACGTTACCCGAGTCTATCCTGTACATCAAGGAATCCCCACCAATTCCTGCACAAACGAAGCGGCTAAGCCATCTCGTTTTCCCGTTCACTGGCTTCATGCGCTGTGTGAACGCTCTCCTGTTTTCAACTGGAAGACCAACACGGCTCGAACCTTTCTCACAGTTCTTTATTGGCTCTCCATTAAAAGTACGGGAACCCCCACCTGTTCCTGCAATGACGGTGGTAGCCAATCGGCTACCAGTCGTCTCCTGCGCCACTAGGAGCCATACCATAAAGACTCCATGACTCTGACACAACCCACAATCTTAAAAGTGCCTACCCCCACCAGTGACACCTGACAATCCCGTGGATTGCCATAATCCCTTCCCCAACTTGTTATCATCGGGGACTCCAGGCGAGTATCAATATCGCAATTGCCTTTTTCGTCTCGCCACGGCAATGACGACTCGCGAACGAGCCTAAGCCTAATTGAATCAGCTAGCTTCCAGACATCAGCTACGATGCCTAATCACTCGACCGCTCTACCACACATATGACTAGCCACCCCCTGACTAGCCTGGGACGAAATAACCCCGGCCTTTCACCGCACAATCGTCCGCCTGGTGCGACCGCCGCCACACCACCTACATGCCGACTGGCCTTCATGTTGGGTTAAGGTAACCGGGTTTTCACCCGACACGCGGGGGGTTTACACCCCCTAATCGCCCAAATCAGACTCTCCGACACACGGGCCAACGCTAATCAATCTACGGATTGATCTCATCTCAGGAACGTATCACCTGAAAACGCTTAGCCCTGATATACCTACGGAACCAACCAACCTTGACACCAACTGAAGCAGATCGCCGACCCCACGACCAAAAACAAGGGAATTGCTCCGACTCGATGTCCTCTCGCGATGTTGATGGCCATCGCCAATCCCCAGACGCCGAAAACAAACATACACAGAAGCTTCAGACTGAAAATCGTGAACATCTTTCTTTTCCTTTCAAGACAACGAAGATTGTTTCGGGTCAACCCCGACTTCTTGGTGCTTGTGACGAATGAAGTGAACGACAGGTACCGCTGTCGCATCGAAGATTTGGACATTTGGCCCGACGAGCAAGCGTAGGTTGTGGAAGAATATCTCTTGTGATTGCTGGTCTACGAAATCCTCTACAAGAAATTCAACCTCGGTGCCCTCTGACCAATCCTGATCAGGTCTGTCCAACAACAAAAGCTTGACTTTTCTCATCTCACTCCCTCTGTTTTTTGATACCCGTACAGACGGGACATCTCTTTGAGGGATTATGACCGTGGTGGGGACACCATCCCGCAAGTATCCACAAAGGGATATTCCATCCTGCCCACTTCAACTGTTTCCACATTTCGGACCCCTTAGTCTTCGTGTATGCGAATCCCAAGTAGACGGGCCAATCTGCGCCTGTTGCCTCGGACCCAAATCCCGAGAAACTCCTTACTCGACGGAGTCAGACGGAACTTATTGACATGTCCTAACGTGGCCACTCCGTCCTCGTTGACGTACACCCTAACATTGAACGATTCAATCTGTTGCTTTTTCTTTCTCGGCATTTTTCCAGACCTTTCCACAAATGGTGCAGCCGAGCCACTCTCCACCTCTCGGATCGGCTACCACCTGAGAGTATTTACATCGTGGGCACTTCGCGCCCTTGACCTTACACCTCGTTACGAACTTCACCCTTTTCGACATTACCCTATCACCCCCGAGTTGATCCCGATGATGATCAAGAATGAGATAAAAGCAATGACCAGACATGCCGCCATAGTCGTTTGTTTGTCCATGTTTTTCACCTACCCCTTAAAGCACCAGCCAACCGCCCTGACCTGTCCTTGATGAACGTGTGCCCTATCCAGACACCCCCCATTGGTTTTCTGATTGGAACGAACCGTTCCGTCTTTCGCTCCCCACACCCAAAGTCAATCACCCATATACGCCCACACTCGATGCAGTACTCAGCCATGAATTCGTCATGGACCGGTCTCCGTTTGTTGCATTTGCACATCATTCGACCCTCGTCAGTTGTTCCACTCTGAGCTTACTTATTTCCGTCACGCTCATCTCGGTTTTGACCACAACAAGACGCGCAATTTGTTTCGGAGTAGTGAAATTGTTTCTCGTCCTATACGCTTCGATGATCGCGCCGCTGAGGAACCATTCACCAGCGAGAGGCGGTCGGAATTCACCAGCCTTCACGCATACGATGCCAATTTCCCCAGGCGTGAATGGACAGGCTATTGCCTTGTTGATATTGAAGTCACCATTGATACCTAGAGCCTGTATGTCCTCGAAAGTCGGACGGTCATTCAACGGATAGCATCGACCTTTCATTCTGTGCCTCCTATTGGTATGTCGTGTCCCTTCGTTCTATTAGTTCGGTTTGAACACCCCTTTACAACAACCACAAGCCAAACAACTTTGTCCGATCACCTTTTCCGACCCGTGACGACCGCAATTACCGCACTTTGAACCACAACTCAAGTTCAGACGAATTGTTCCAGCCCCTGCCCTATCGAGTAGTTGTTCCAATTGACTACGGACCAAAGCTATATCGGACAGCATATACGCTATCTCGATATCGTTTGGGTATTGTTCGAGTAGTTTCCGAGTCCGAACTTCGACCATTTCTAGAGTCGCACTCATCTTTTACACCCTCCGTTTGCTTTCCACATAAAGAAGGCAGAAAGCAACATACAACAGATAGTCTATTTCTCATACGACATTTCGTATCACCGTTTCTTTTCACGTCACCGCACAGTATGCCAGAATGATCAGACAGACCACGATTATCGGCCACATGAGAATCCGCAGTGCAATACAACAGGCAACGAATGCCGCAAAACAACATGCCCCTAGAGCCACGGCTACTGTGAAGAATGTTTCTAAGAATTTCATTTTCGTCTCCATCCTCCGTTCGCTTTCCACATGAAAAACGCCGAAAGTATTAAACAACATATGGTCCATTCTTCGTATGACACTTTGTCTCCTTACGGCAATATGATATCCAGCGCTGCCATCACCTCTCCGAACCCGCCTGAGAAACCCAGTGCAACCATTCCGCATCCGGGACACTTGACGATGTTCGGCGGTGTGAAGTTTTCCTCGGTCGAGAACGTTGTCTGACATCCAGGACATGTTTCCATTCGTGTCCACTCCTTTACACTACGTCGTCAAGTTCCATTTCCTCGATCAGCTTAGCGGATTGCATGATCAACACCTTGACTCCGGTAAGTACCCCAGCGATCAGCATGGCAGCTTCTTTTTTTGCTGCATCTTCGTCGTCGATCACAGGTTTTTCCCCGCTACGATCCAACAACGCCTTGATTACCGGGTTGATGAACTCATTGTGACCTTCCAACAGTTGCTTTATCGCACTCATTTCTTACCTCCATCCGGGAGACAACGCTACTGGGTCAATCACTTGACTGATAACATCGCCGCTCAGGAAATAGATTCGAGATGTCTCATACGATTCACGCACCGCTAACACACGAGTACCGTGTAAATTATGGTACGGTTGGAGTTTTGATGGCTGATTGATCCACATACGTTCTACGGTCATTTTTCACCTCGAAGCACATTTGCCACATCTTCCTTACACTGAGTATAGCCTTCGTCGTATATGTCTGTCATGTTGCTACACGGTGGGTCTCTTTTCTCACCCAGCCCCTCGACTACTGCAATCGCGCCATCCTTGATACCCTCGATATGGCCAAGCAGAAGACGAATACACGCCATCAGACGTGCCTCGTGTGGTGTTGATCCACGTTCATTGCTGAGACGAGACAGTTTCTTTGCCATTGTCCATGTCTTCATCGGTCATTATCCGATAGTCGTCTGCATGAGTCAACATTATGTGAATACCCTCCTCAAGTTGTCGTTCAATTGACGCTTCAGAGACTTGTCAACGCCCTCTCCCGTTGTCGTCTGGCCATTGCCTCTCGCCACGATTTTGTAGTTACCGGCAAAGAGATAGGACGGTGATTTGCCCTTTTCTGCAATAACCCAAGCATTTCCTGGATTGTCACAAGACGTACCCTTGTACGATTCTGGACATTCCACGACTATGTATCGCCTGCCTTTCCAGTCATCATAATCCCACGTAATCTCGATCGTATCCCCTGGCTTGGCATAGTCATCTGACATTTCGTGTACCTTCTTTCACGCTGGTCCTTGGTATTCCAACATGACCTGAATCAATCGACCGACGAAACCAATGCTGAATGAGTAGTCAGGGTGTGTGTTAATGCTCCATGTGCCAACACTTTCAAATCGATGTAGAGTTCCAATGACTTCATCTCGCGAGATGATGTCGTACTCGATCACTTTCCCTTTACCGTTACTGACTGCGGCCCTCAGAGACGGTACACCACTGTCCACAAGTATCTTCATTTTCCCCCTCCACGTATTTCTGTTCCCAGAGTTTTGAGTCGATAATAGACAGTACTCAAGGAGACGTTTGATTGTTCGGCGATTTTCTTGGCAGACATTCCTCCCTCATAACAATTTCTGGTCGCCATGAGAGTACACATTCTATGCCAAGTCACTATGCTTTCTCCAAACCGAGCCGATTGATCAACAGCGACCAAGTCTCGGAGATATCCAGAAGACTAAACCCGCCACGATCTTTGACTCCAACGATCTGCCACTCACAAAGAGTTTCGCAAAAACACAGGAACCCCATCAATCTTGAGTCTTTGTATATCGAATAAGTGATGACAAACCCGCGATGGCAAGTACCTGGCTTGAGAGAAATGTCCATCTTACCCTACCTTTCGCGCCATCCCACACTTTCGGACGAATCCAAGTAAACCCCATCTTATCGGGACTCTGGCTTTTGCCGCGTGCAGACAGATAGACAGAACAGTGAACACATGTATCGCCTGCTCATCCCCGGTAGGATTCGTGGACACTTCTTTTAAGTCATGCCACGCTTTGTTGTATCGCCTACAGAGATTCAGATATGCACGTTTATCTGACTTCTTGTACCTCACTACAGTTCGCCCACTTGTCTGGCCGTTTCGTCTATGAAATCCTGGCTTAGGCAGAATTTTCCCAGTGTGGAGAAATGGAGTCTGCCTGATACACTGTATATTTCACAAACGACTGTGACTACATCCCTGGTCGTGTGGACCGTATAATCAGGTCCAGTTTCGTCGTCACAAACCACCACTACGGGAGTACAATTGCTATTCACAAAGATCATTTCGCCACCTCCGAATTTGCCAGAATCCACATGATTTCGTTCGCAGATAACCCCTCGTTTTCCAAATCGCCCCGAGTCAATCCCGTTAGGTCGATCTCCACCGCACTTGAATTAGTCAACCAAGCTATCGTCCATGTCTTGTCCACATTCGGGACAGATTGGCCAACCAGATTCCCTTAAACAACTAAGGATTGTTGTTATGTTCATTTTGAGATGAGCCACCTTTTCGCATTTGGAACATGTGAGTTCTACGTCAAACACATGTTTATGGGCGTAGTTCTTCAAGTGCTCGATCTGGCCGTCGATTCCTTTCGGAATAGGTAATACCGTGTTCCATCTTTGGTATTCGCGCCAACAATCGGGACAACAGAGGTGTGTCGTCTCTCCATCTGGAACTTCTGGGTTGTCGTGTGGTCTCCTATATCCGTTTCCAGTCCTTGCCTTTTCTATCGCCAACCCTTTTGTTGGCGCTCCAGGCATATTGTGATCAGGACGGTGGTTGCCAGACACACAAGTTGTTAATTTTCCGTTAACCCCACGAACTCCGTCACAGGTGGCTTTGTATACGACTTCTGTTGTCATTTTCGTACCCTCCAAAAACGACCGAATAAGGTAGATTTCCTACTACCGTTGGCTCTGCGCCAGTGGGTGGGTAATTCCCACTATTAACCCGTTGGACGCCTTACGGCTTACCCATCGACCCATCAGAGAGATGGTTATTCGGTTCCAAGCAAATATGATAATAGCCAGATTTTCACGGAAATCGCCTAACGTCGCTTGCTATTGTTTTCACGTCTACCAGTTCAACTTTTAGGCTCGTTGTTTTCTCCGCTGTGACTCTCAACACATGATCAACATGAAAGTCAGCAATCCGTATATCTTTTTCCTCCATTATACAAATGTCTTTCCCGTCGATGATTATGTAATATGTCATGGTGTTTAACACCTCCAAAAGCACATGACGATAGCCATCGACGAATACGACGATAGCATAAGATCGTATGACGATCACGATCAAATCTCGTACTCCCAACGCCATTTTCCCCACTCTTCCCCACACGGTGACATTGTCCTCCACACGGGTGAAAAATCACATATAGGGACCAAACGAGGCTCATATGAGGCGCGACTGTGCAGTAGGAAAAGGTGGGTTTTTGACCCGATAAAGTCACTTTTTGTCTCGGTCTACCCTATACCACCTTTACAAGGAACACAAGGAATGCAGAGCGCTCGGAAATGGGACGGACTGGGATTTGGCGCCTGGCACACAGGCACACCAAGACTGTCGATGAAAAACCCGGAAACTCTTTCTCAGAACCCCGGATAGTTTCCTCGGCGCGCTATGTTTCTATGTTGGACCTATAACGTACTGATGGTAAACCCTACGATGGTTCCCAACAAGAACATAAGCCACATGCCCACTTTCATTGACATTTCATTTCCCCTACATTGTGACGGCGATTGACACCACCACTACAACCACCGCGCCAGCCACGATCCAATCCAGGACCGTAACCATGCAGTGCATCAAACTCGTGACACGTTCTAGCATTTCATTTCCCCTTAAACACGGTCGGACAGGACTCGAACCTGCAACCTTCCCCCGACTGGGGATGCGCTGCCAATTGCGCCACCGACCTAGAAAAGACACGCGCCAACCCACCTTCACGCGCACTCAGACTATTGCGAGTTATTAGCCCGCAGTAGCTGACTCCCGACCCGTAGGTCCGTTCCTCTACTTTCTTTTGGATAACATCCAGGCAGATATAATCTGGCAATCTGTTTCTTCCCTGGATGGTTTCATGTATCCTTATTTTAACGACTATCCGAATCGAGACTGCCGCGCCAGTGCGGTTATCCAGTTTATTCGATCCGCCGTCGTGTCGTGTCGTTCGGGTGTATCCCAACTTTCCAATGACTCACAACTGCCCGCTGTGCGCCATCGAATGTGGCCTCAAGACAAGAATTGAACCGTGCCTCATATCCGACCCGCCGACCATCGGAAGTTTCAGCGAACTTCGTCCGACCATTGTGAGAGAAATCAAAGAGGATTAGTTTACAAGACTTGCGCGAATGAGCCCCTATCCCACGACAAAAAAAGAGCCTATCACCTGACTGACGAGCGGTTTCCCGAGACGATTCGAGAGATAGTAATACACGACAAAGACCCTTTGCTGTCTTGCTCCCACGGTGGCTGACACCCGGACCTTGCCAGACAGATAAGGAATCGTGTAGACGAACCGTCACTTATATCCGCCCACGTCATTGACGTAGACTGAGTCTGCAATTCAGACTCTGCGTTTTGCCGCTTCTTGGACTGGCTTTTGACCGATAGCCTTGACGATCCCGGTTCAGACCATTGACGCGCTTCCTGCGCCGTCGCCGACCGTACTGCGGAGACTACAGACCTACTCCCCAACCCATTCCGGGGATACCCGACGCTTATCGGACTTCCCGCTGAAATTGGTTATGGGAACCGCTGACACTGATTCTAAGTGTGCCTATAACGACAGGGTGCTACCCTGACAAGCGGCTCTATCCTGACTTATGTCAGAATGTCCATCGTAAAGCGCCCCGACGATTCGAGGCGCTTCGAGTCAGACACTCTACTCGGACTGTGGACCGACGAGACTAGACCTTGCCCAAATCCTTGAACGCCTTGCGCGTCGCGCCGGTTGTCGACCTGAGTCCCATAAGGGTCTCTGCGATCGTGGCCGCGTTATCGGACCCGAAACCCAGTTCACGGTCGGGGGTGTACTGACCACCCTCTACGACCTGACTTTCGAGCGATTCCCACGCTGCGGTCAGACCTGCGATGGCGTCATCGACGTTATCGTACCCCGAGCACGCATCGACAATTCGCTTGTGCTGACGATACGTGACGGCGTTTGCCAAAAACGCATCCTGACCGAACTTCTCGGACGTTCCTTGGGCATCATTCTTGACAGCGGTGTCAATGCTCATACGTTTCTCCCGTATTGACTTGCCGCCCCAAGAGCCGAGACTACACCGTCCTGACTTATGGGACGGGCCTAGTAGACTCGTTATCGGAACATCACTTATTCGGACCAACCTTGCGTCGGCCACTTATTATCGGTCCCTCGCGGGACTTCGGCTTGCGTCCGAGAATAACGAACCGGACCTAGCGTCCGTTTTCGTTCTCTCGTTTTTCATCCTACATAATACTCTATGTAAAGTTATACAAAACGTCAAGCGCGGATTGAAAATAAATTTTCGGCCCTGAGAGCCGTCAATCGTCGATATTATCGCACTTTGTCCGATAATGCATGATTTGATTTACGTCCGCTTTTTGAGATCATTTATCGGTCAATTGCCTATAATATCCCGTTTATCGCGCCCTAGAAGCTGATTCTTATCGGAAAGTCCTATAAGATGTGTTACGCGAGTCCTATAATGCGCGAATTATCGGCAAAAAGCGTCCTATAACCGTTAAAATCGCGATATTTTCGGTCGATTCCGATAAAAAAGCACGCCCTATAACGAAATCACGGTTAATTGGGTCAAAAACCATGATATTATCACACGTACATAACGATTCCCGGAACGGTCCGATAATCCCGCCCCGCGCTACGTCCGATAACCCTCTGGGGGGAGGAAGGTCCGATAAGCAAGACGAGGAAGAGTCCGATAACCATTTGTCCACGAACGTCCGATAACACAGGGACCGATAACGAAAAACCCGCTTGGCCCGATAACGGGCATGGCGGTCCGATAACTGCTTTGTGGCTGGTCCGATAACCCATTCTGCGCCATACGATATTCTCGGCCCTATCCGATAAGTATTCGTGTCCACGCATACAAACCAAACTGTTATGTGCCACGTCCGATAATCGCCCACGGCCCAACGTCCGATAATTTTCTGGTCTGCGCAAAGAAAAAGGTCCGATAATTCGGACCCCTGATCTTTTTAGTTATCACCCCTTAAAGGATTGGTCCCATAATGTGCCGATTCGCATACTCCCGATAACCGCCACAAAGAGCGATAATCTTCCGAGTTGGAAGGACCGATAACACCCATTCCAGCGTCCCGACCGCACAGTCCGATAACTCCAAATGGTCCTGGGTATGGTCGGGTAACCTGTCTCGCAGAATTCCGTCAATTACCGGACGTTCCCACAACGTCCCGAAGGCTGGTCCTATAATCAGGAAATCATCGGCTGTGGTCCTATATCTACACATGGTCTACTCCTTGTTATCGGCCCAAGAGGGGCGAGGTTCCGATAACCCCACCCGCTCTCCGTCCGATATTACATGCCAGCGGTTCCGATAAGCTCGCCCGGTGTCTTGATTATAGGACGACCCGAACTGATTTGGTCCCATAATCTCAGGTCCACTTTGCCGACATTATCGGCGTCGTCAACGTCCGAAAACAACAGACAGCCGAAGTACCGATAATCGTTCGCCAGCCGTCTTTTCAGTGCTGCTTTAGCCCGATATTTCTTTGTTGCGAAGCTGCACATCCCATAAAGTGCGCTATGGAAAGGTCCGAGAACTTGGCACAACCACCCATTCTGTACTCGGACGTAGTTGTATCGGACTGTCTTTTTTCGGGCGCTCTTGAACTGGAGCACTGTGTCCGATAATACGACTCGACCTGTCTGTCCCATAACTGCCATGATTGACTCCCGTCCTATAATTATTCCGACAATCGCCTCGCGATTATCAGACGTTCCCGCTTGCTGAACTTCCGATAACGTAATCGGGCCACCAAGCTGTTGTTAGTCCCATAACGTGCGCTCGCCCACAGGCCGAGTCCGATAAATCCATAAACTGCTACTTCAAAAGAATGCGCCATCAACCAGAGTCCGATAAAGATGATGATCGGAAATGCGACACATCCCATTATCCATCCGATAATAATTGTCTCGCCTCCGGGCGCTTGACTATCGGATTTAACGTCCGATATTTTGCCGCTTGCCACTAGGTCCGAATAGTCGATGAGTCCCATAATTTATTCCCTTTCGTGCTTACACTGAAGTATAGGATACCTGCGCCGGAATGTCGAGCCGATAACCTATAAATCCAAAAAACTTTCTTCGTCCTATAATGTGCCCTTTTCTGTCCTGCTGCCCCATGCGTGCATTATATGCCACGCCCAATAATCCTCACGCCCCATAACTTCGCCGCGCTACAAAACCGCGATTCTGAGCCCCAATCCGAATACTTATCGGCCACACATACGCACGCCAAACGATTACCGGCCACGTCCTATAATAACTCACGGCCCTACGGTCCGATAATGTTCTAATCGGCGCAAAAGAAAAGGGTCCGATAATTCGGACCCAGTGTTATTCTAGTTATCGGTCCATCGGCGAGATGGGCTCATGGTCCGAAAACAATTCGAGATGCCGAACCGCGATCGGTCCGATAATTTCTTCCCATCGTCGCTTCATGTCAGTTATCGGTCGTACCGGCTCACCGTTGAGCGCATCCAACATTCCGATAATCTCCCGTTTTTCGGTGTTATCCAACGTCTGATAACATTCAATGGAAACCTTGTTTTGGTCCCAAAACCAATGTAGTTTCTGGACCATATGGAAACGTCCGATACCTTCCGGCTTCCTGCTGAGCCGATAATTGCCACTTGTTATCGGAGTACGAGAGTACGTCCGAATAATCGAAATCCCATGTGGAGAATAGTGAAAAACCAACATATTATCGCTCCTTGATTGCCAGTTGTGCCGTCCGATAATTCGTATGTAAACGTCCGATAGTGATTCGGTTACGCACCGTATCATGTCCGATAAGCCGTATCGAACCTGATGTAAGTGTTACTGTAACGAAGCCATCTTGTTCCGATAACGTCCTGGCGAACAGCGTCCCATAACTCATCGCCATCTGGTCCGATAAGTTAGTCTCGTGCGCCTCTGGGCAATTATCGGTCGCCGGAATCGTGATCGTTGCACGTCCCATAATATCCTCCTTTAGAACCATAGTCCGAGAACTGTGATGATAATCGTGTGTCCGATAACCATCATCCAGAATTGTTTTTCGCGTCCCATAATACTACTCCGTAAAGCACTGGAAAGAACAGTCCGGTAATCCTCGATACTGCGAATTCCGGAAATTGTTGGACCCATAACATCCGCATTGCCACCATCCTGCGATGGCTGAATTTCGGACCAAACCCTGTCCGCAATTAGGACACTTGCCCGTAGAAACGACCGATATTGCCTCGGCTTTGCATTCGGCAAGGCGTTTTTTATCACACGTAAGGCACGTCCCAGAATAACGGCTTCTCACGCGCCCACAACGACATTTTAATCTGAGTCCCATAATTATCCCTTTCTGTGCCACTGTCCGGTAACATCGTACAGATCGGCTGCGGTCATCGGAAGTTTAGGTCCGAAAAAAAACTCTTTGATTGTCGTCAGCAAACGTCTCATAATTATCCCCTTTTTGCTTCACTACATTATACGATTCAAAAACCAGGAAATCAAGCCCGATAACCAACTATTACAAAATTCTTTTTTCGTCCTATAACTATGGCCATGGCTAGCCGTCAGCCCCGAAACGTCGTTATTACAGGGACCGTCTTATAAGTATTCACGTATACGACCACAGACCAAACGATTACCCGGACCGTCCGATAATGCCCTCACGGCGGTCCGATAACTACTACTCTACTGCTGAACGTCTGATAACTAGATGAGAGAGAGAAGGTCTGATAACTAGAACTGTCGCTGCGAGGTGTTGGTCTGATAACTACTGCTGCTTGGTAGTCCGATAACCTCACGATACTGGCAAACGCAAAGGGCCGATAACTCGACCCCATTCGGCGCGTCGTCTTTGTTATAGGACGCAATGGAAAGCGTCCGATACTGCTATGCCGTACTGGCACGTCTCATAACTTGGCCAGTTTATCGGAAGTCTAGGAGCATGGTCGTAATTATCGGTCGTTTCTACGATGTCGGCGTCGATGTCCGATAACCATTTCAGAAAGTCTGATAACCAAATGGTTGGAATTACTGCATACTCGGACCACCACTTATCGGAACCGCAAACCTCTTCGGCGATCTTGGTCCGATATTTCACAAATGTCATTTGCATGTTATTGGCCCATCCCATAACAGTTGTTGTTATCGGAGCACACGAAGTGGCCACTGTTCGGTCCGATAACTCCGATGCATTCGGCGGTCCGATAAAGTTTTAGGTCACATCCGGATGTTAGTCCGATAAGAGCCAGGATCACGAGTCGTCCGATAATCTTCATTTCGATTCTTCGCTCGTTGCGAGGTTATGTCCGATAACTCTAGCCACCGATGGCTGCTTGAATTTCGGACGTTACATGAGAGAAGAGTCCCATAACTTTAGAAACAACGACCCAACCGATAGTGGCCGTCACTGCGAGTCCGATAAGTTTGGTGGTCATGGCTTTGCCTTTCGTTCGTTTGGTGTCTCTATCCTATCTACATGATAGCATTAGTTATACCGAATAGCAAGAGAAAAGGAAAAGAATCTTTTGGTCCGATAACTCGCCTTGCTCGTCGAGCAAGCAAGGTCTGATAACAAGCTGATAGCATAGTCTGATAACAAAAGGAAGGTACTAGTCCGATAACGGAACTCGGTTGGGGGTCGCCCGGAAATATGGATAGGTCCGATAACTCGGGTGGGTCCGATAACCCATGGGGGTTTAGGCACAACAGGGTCAAAAAAGCCAGAGCCTACAACTTTTCGTGTACATGATATCTAACCCAGAGCCCATTCGCTTTACCCCATACACTTTTTTCCCAAAAAAAATCGAAGACACTTGGCACAAGCGATGCAGTTGCACGTATAATGGAATAGAAGGAGAAATGATATGTTGACGAAGAAACAACGAGACGAGATTCGCAAAGGACTTGTTCATTGTGATTTAAGTCCCTTGGATGAGAGCGAACGTAACCTAGAAACTTGCCTCAACGATCTAGACGAGAAAGACATCATCATCAAGCAATTCGAAAATGAGTGAGGTAGACTCCCGCTCTTCCCCCCTCTCTTTCCTCCACCCCCCCGTATTATCGGCTAGAAAAAAATCGAAACGAAGTGGGACAAGGGTGTGTGTTTCACGTATAATAAGGTATCAGGAGTACCTGATCCCAGAGCTTCGCACGGTTTTTGAAAGAAACAGATATGAGTTTTTTTACTGCCTTACTATGCGGTGTGATTTGTACAGCGATAATAGCCTTTGTGGCGATCAAGTTCGTTGTCCCTTTCATGGATCATATTAGTAATCGACTAGTATGAACTCCCTTTTTGCGTCCTGCTCCCCTGGAGATCGTAATGTCTATTTACTCGCCGTATCCGGACAACGAAAGAGACAAACAGATAAATAGAGAAGTCAACAGATTTGTTGCGCGGTGCTTGGCTATATCATTTGGTCTGCTTGTCATCGTGTGTTTCGTTGCTGCAATAGTCTAAAAGAAAGAAAAAAAATGATCACCGTAACAAAATTAGCTGCACGAGAAATAAAGAAGATCATCGAAGAGAAGAACAGATCGACAGACCTGTATCTTCGCATTGGAGTCCTGGGTGGAGGTTGCAGCGGCTTCCGTTACTCTCTAGAACTGACAACGGAAAAGACAGACAACGATGAGGTTTATCCTCAACACGGTATCGTGGTTATCTGTGATCCCAAGAGTCATCTGTATTTAGATGGCACAACGGTAGGCTTTAGTGACGAAGTCATGGGTCGTGGATTCGTGTTCAATAATCCTAACGCCACCAATCGTTGTGGATGCGGAAGCAGTTTTTCAGCTTAGAGGAAAAAATGACTCCATCTATTATTGAGCCAAAGGAATAGAAAAATGTTTCAACCTACAACATACGTCAAGATCATCTGTGTCCTGCTTGTTATCAAAGGCATGTCTTTGTACTATGAGGACTTTATTGCCTTCACTGCCGACAACGAATATATGACCGAATGTATCATGCACGATCCGCTCACACCTGTCGATTATGAATTTTATTATCTCGATGAGGCGGTTTACGTCGTCACTTACGAAGGACGTACCCGATGGAACGGCGAAAAATGCAAAGAGCGTAAATGCGTGGATGTCACAGAATACAGGCGAGCTAAGGCTGTCGTTGGAGAACAGAAATGAATAGTTTGACCACGAAGGAATACGATACGATTACAAACAGGAATCTTTGTCCTGACTGCGGTGCTAAGAACCAATTTTTGGCTGGACCATGTGGTGGTGGAAGTCAGAACATTATATGCGCCGTATGTCACATGAGATTCAACATCGGCCCTGGCTCTGGCGAACGCATCGGAAAAGAAGAACATGTCAAGCTTGATCCGATCGCTATTGATGAAGGAACCATGTCTTGGAGCAAACAAAATAGATTCGAGTACTTAACACATTCGTGTGGCGGAAGTCTTGATCTACACACGATTGATCATGATACATCAGCCTTGTTGTGTAGAAAGTGTGGAATGAGGCAGGTGTTTAAGGACCATCGAATCGTTGATATGGAAACCACTTCTTACAAGACTCTTGCTTTTTTCGAGTATATCCGTGACAACAACCCTATTACTGGGAGATAGAAATGAAAATAAGACACTGTGATCGATGTCACAAGGAAATTAAACCTGATGCTCCAGATGCGGTTCAGCATGAAGAAGATTTCTTCGTGATCAAAGTGGAGCACATGGCGAAGATCGGCAGTTGCGTGAGTTCATGGGAGACGATCGAAATGGAAGTATGCAAAAAATGTGCTAAGCACGTACTTCCTGAAACCGAATTCAAGGGTCTTCCGTCAGAAGTGGTGGCAAAGCGGCAGGCAGAAGTGAGTGACATACCCCAATCACACGCCGCATCTTTTTTCAATGAGTCGGGAAAGATCACTAGAGGTGAAAAGCCATAATGGCTAAAGACCTTAGACACTTCGATGTAGAAGACAAAGACTTGGGATTTGATCACATATGGGTTATCGTCAATGACAGCAATTTTGTACAGACTTCGTGTTGGTCTGAAATCTATCGCGATTTATGGCTCAAAGAACATCCAACCCATGTGGCTATTCGATACGAGAAAACGAACCCGACCCCACCAGATTGTCTGGGAGAGGATCAGTAATGGATGAGAAAATAACTGGATCACTTTTGAACGGGAACTTGATTGCGATGTATGTCCTGTTCCATGACGGCACAAAGCCATATAAGACACTGGCATTTACCCTAGACAATTGCGATCTGATGAACGTGGATATCGACGATCGCGGAGAGCCTATGGGGGTAGAAATCATATACGTGGATTCTCCGACAGACAAAGGGTGTTTCATATTCGACACCAATCACAGAGCGAAAAAAGAAGCAATCGTGCGACGGCTACTTGCTGCAATCACTCGTTTGACCATGATTCGTATGATGCAAGAGGCTCTGACTGAGGAAGTCAATATGTGTCTCAATGTGATCGTAGACAGCGGCATGTACTCAACGACCGATTTCAACATAGTAGACGGCAAATGCAAGGTAATCCAAAAGAATCCGGAGGATGAGTCGTGAGTTATTTTTGCCAAGTATGTGGAACAACAGACCTTAAACTGAAACACGTCAGAGTCTATCTGAACTGGTTCCCTAACTGCGGTGATGCGCCACAAATGGAATTGCTTGATCCAGATGAAAAAACGGATCATGGAGTAGTGTTGTGTTCTGGCTGCATCTGCTGTATGGCTGCGAAAGCGATGGAACAAGGTCTGGTAGCAGGGACTTAGGAGCAAATTGTGGGAAAGTGCAATACTGCCCAATGTTGTTTTTGCAAGGCGTATATCGTGAATCAAAGTAGACATCGCATAATCATCGACAAAGTTGATATGGCTGGAATTGTCCGTAAAAACGTGGACCAGTATCCTAACATATGCGACGATTGCATGGCCGAAGTCCGGAGAGCGATAGGCAACCTCGACATGTCCAAGCCGCCAGGATAATATGAGGAAAAATAAATGAACAACAAAAATGTGTTGATTGAGTTCGCATTGATAGTTTCTATGGTTTTGATCATTACATCAATATTTCTCCTGTGGATTAACACTTCTGCGACCCCCATACAGAGCCAAGAAACACCCCTAGACAAAACGATCTACCCCAGGATGTACCAGGACTACCCTTGAACCTTTTTGCGTCCTGCTGAGCCAATATGAGAAAAATGCACAAACAACCCATAGGAGTCAGAAATGACAAGAATGGCTGTGCTCGTATCGCGATTGTCAAAGATGGCGTTTGGTACTGGACAGATTATTTGTATTAAGAGAGGCAGGCAATTTCATGCTACAACAGTGTTGTGTCAAATGTGGAACAGATGTCGATGAAATCAACCTATTCTCGATTGGTGGGTGTATTCTAACCGAGAAGAACGAAAAGTGCGAGATCAAGGTGTATCTATGTAGTGGGTGTCGCGATGAATTTTGGAATGACTTCATAGGCGAGAAGCCTATCTAGGAGAAAACATGTTAGATACAAACAAGACGAGTAACTGGCAAATTGGTGTTGTTGTCGTAATGATTATAGTGGCTATAGTGTCTGGTTGTTTATTTCTTGCTTTGCGAGATACCGTGTATTCTTGCGAGTGCGTCCTTACTCAACCATTAGTTGCTGTCTCAGGAGAGATTGAGTATCCTGGTACAATATATTCTGTGACGTGTCGCGGGACGACAAAAGGGACAGGTAAAGTTTGTACGAAGTCTGTGTGGGTTACAATGTCCGAGTATGAGCGGGTGATGTATGGGAGGAAGAACTGATGAATAAGGTTGATTGGAGACCGAGGCGACCTAAAGATTATGCTTATGCTCGAATCGGCAGAATCTGCATGAATTGTAATTCATGGACTACGCTGAGTGGTAATTACGTGTGGTACGCTTCTGTGTCTCTGAATAGTATTTCTTCTTCGAGAAGACAAGGACCACGAAGACGTTCATTGGCAAAAGCCAAGAGTGACGCTGTTCGATTGGCTCGTGAAATGTTGGATGATTATCGGATGGCCATAGACATAGAAACAAAGAATTTTGAATAGGAGTGTTGTCAATGGAATGGTTGCTTTTGATCTGGTGTCGAATTGCTCATGGTAAGTACCGTGCACGACACGTAGACGTTACTGGATTTCCGGACGCGACTACTTATGTCATATGTAGTAGGTGTGGCCGATGAAAATTCAATACATTGAGAAAAGGTTCTCCAAGACATCGCTGGCTATCATTGCCCATGCCAATACCATTATTTACGAATACGCTCAACAAGGGTACATCCTGACGCTTCGTCAGTTGTACTATCAGTTCGTCGCCAGAGACCTGATAGCTAATAAGCAATCTGAATACAAAAGGTTAGGTTCAGTCATTGCTGATG